CGGCGTCTCAGTCATCGTCGCTGCCGGCTTGGTGGACATGCACCTGTAGACCGGCCCCGTTAGACTTGCCAGGAGGCGGTGGAGTGCCCCCTGGCACGCCCGGCACGTTGGCACCGGGTGCGCCGCCCTTGCCGCCTGCGGCCCCCGCAGCGCCCGGCGCACCGGGCATTCCAGGCAAGCCCTGACCTGGAGGTGGCTGCTCCCATGGAGCCGGAGCTTCCTCACTATCTTTGATGTCGGATTCCTGTATGTTGGTGAAGCGCCCAGTCACCACCGATGACTGCTTTAATTCCTTCAACGCAATAGTTGTGGTGATCACCCCGCCGTCGTGCAGCAGCTTGATCGTATCCGCATCGCGTTGCGCGATCTCGGCCTTCTCTGCCTCGGTGAGCACGGTCAGCGGATTAAACTTGAAGCCAAAGGTCGGCGGCGGGTCAGTGCCCAGTGTGCTGCGCCACAGCACCTTGAAGACCGTGGTGAGCGGCCGGCGCAGTCTGGCCTCCTGGGTCGCATTCACCATCGTCTCATAGTTGCGCCAGTCGCTGTCGCCGGTGCTGTTAAGGCCCGCGGGTGACTGACCAAACAAACGCACCAGCGGGATGCCCAGCGCACCGGATATCTGCTGGCCCAGCATCAGCAGCGTCTCTGAAACACCGCCGAAACTGTACTCATGGGTCTCGAATTCGTCCTCCATGTCAATGACCGTCAGCCCCTCGTTAGACTGGAGCATCCGCATCAATTCCATCGCCTTGTGAAATCCCTCGGTGGCCTCACCACCGATCGCTACCAGCCGGCGAAAGTCCTTTACCTTGTAGGTCCGCAAATAGGCTTTGTATAAAAGCTGCGCCGCACCCATGGTGCCGGAATCAAACGCCACCAGCCGGTCATACAAGCGCTCGATGACCGACATGCCCCAGCCATTTTCCGCCAGCCTTTGCCGGAATGGCAGGCTCACCCCGTCGATCCGCACCACCCGCGAATAGTGCACCCGCATCCGCGGCATAAAGGGCGCGGTGGCGATCACGTCATAGAATTTCGGCAGGCCGTAGTCGGGCCCATAGTCAGTGACCAATTCATTGAAGCTCTGCTGCACCATCCAGCGGTCCAGCACGGTGAAGCCCTTCAACTGGTCCTCGGATATGCTGTCCGGATCAAGCTCGGTGGCGAAGTCCTGACCGTCGATCAGCATCACCATCAGGCCGCCGCCATACAGCCTGCCCCACTTGATCGCCTGATTGAGCATCTGCCACAGATCGAGGTCGGACGCCGCCTTGAGGATTTCCTCGATGTCGTCCGGCGGCGTGTCGGAATTGAAGGTGACGCCCGCCCTGGTCATGTCGTCTGCCACTGCGTCCACCGCCGCACCGACGATCCACGAGGAGCGATACATCCACTCCATCAACTGTTGCAAACGCGAAATAGGGATGTAGCTGTAGCTGGTCTCCGACAGCAGATTCGGATTGCCGATGCCGATACGCGCAGCGAAGTTGCTGACGCTGTCGAAGGTCTGCGTGCGATTATTCACGTATGGCGCGCCACCCGCCGGCACGCGCACGCGCGGGCGTCCAGCCGACGGATTGTCAGACATAAATGGTCCCTCCTAGAAAGGGAGGATCAGTCCGGGAATAGCGCCGGCTTGCCGACCATCCGGTAGACCGCGTTCCAGAACATCCTTGCCGCCTGATTCCAGTCCAGGTCCGGGTCCACCTCCACGCTCGGCGGGTCGAAGCCGACGGTCAGGAATGCCTTGGCGGTTTCGTTGTTCACGAAGGTGAAATGCTTCGGCGTCAGGTCGGTCAGTAGAAATTCACCGCAGATCGCACCGCCACTCAGCGGCAGCGGATCAAGCGGACCTGGATTGCCTGTGCACATCACGTCCTCGAATTCTTCGTCCATCACATCCTCGCCCACAGTGTGAGGTCGCTCGCCGCCACGATGGAAAATGCCCGCGAGGTAGCGTCGACCGCGTCATCGTGCGGAAGCTCGGGAAAGCCTTCCAACTGCTGAAACCACATCTCATTCCAGTCGCCGCGCAGCACCAGCACGTTGCCCGCCTCCGCTTGCGCCGAAAACGGGCTGAAGCGGGTGATCTTGTCGCCGGTCTCCGGGCTGTATTCTATCGGGTAGCCGGCCAGCATCCTGACAAACGCCGCGATCTGCGCCTTGCCCGCCTGCCCGGGGTCCTGCGGCAGGCCCACCGTGGTCATGTAGCCGTCCTGGCTTGAGAGATTGTGCACCCGCCGCTCCACCTCAGCCGGCGTGCCGCGGGTCCAGGTATGGTGCAGCACGATGTAACGGCCATCCGCCAGCCGGCCGATCTTGGTGCTTGTGGTCCAATCCGGGTCGTTGTCCTGCGTCTCCGGTGTCGCGGCGAGGTCCCATCCCCTGGCCACCATCGCGGTCTTGGGAGCGATATCCACCACCTGCACCCACGAGCGATTGAAATAGAGCCCGGCGCTCGGCCGTATCTTCCAGTTGCCATTGAGCAGCCGCTCGCGCTCCACCGCGGGCAACGCCATCAGATTGCCCAGGTAGGCCGGATCGGACCGCATCAGCGCGGGATTGTCCGCCAGCTTGGCCGCGATGAAGGTGAGGCTCTTGATGGTCTCCGCCGCTTGCCCGGTGGCTTCCATCGCCTGCTCGCGCGAGTCGTAGAATATCAGCGCATCGTCCGGGCCGCGCACGAAGTAGCGGATCACCCCGCTGCGCTCGGGGATCGGGTAGCCGGTGACCGGGTCGATCCACCAGCCGATTAGCTCGGCCACCCATGACCCTGCGTCGGCGTTGCACGAGGCGCGCACCCGTGGCCGCTTCCCCGTGGTGCTTCTGTTGCGGCTCAGCAGATAGAAAAACTGGTACTTGCTGAAGGTGGTCAACTCATCGAAGCAGATCAAAGGCACTTGGCTGCCGTGCCAGTCCAAGACCGTGTTGTCATATTCCAGGTGCGCCAGCTTGATCGAGCCCCCGTGGTCCCATTTCCATTCCAGCCGGTGCGATATCGGCCGTCCGCCAGCATACGGGTAGAGCTTCATGGATTCGGACCACAGCCCGCCCGGCTTGCGCAGATCGGTGGTATTCCTTCTGAACATCACCGCGTCGAAGCCCGGTATCTCAGGCGGCCAGCGCAGGCCCTCCATCAGCAAAGCCCATGATTTCCCACTACCTGCGGCTCCACCGAAGATCGCGATCTCCGCGCCGGTCTTCAGGAATTGCTGCTGCGGGCCAGCCTGCGGGTAGATGTCGATGCCCGGCCGGGGCTTCTTGCGGGCCGCGGTCACAGCCTTGCGTGCCGGAAGCCTGGGGGCGGAGGGGGATGGACAATTCCCAAACGCTGGTCAATTTCCATCGTCAGATACCCAATTGCCTGCCGGCAATCTTCGGTATTGTCGCCGCGCACGTTGTGGAAGCACAGGCTCAGCACGTCCTTAACGCGGCCCAATAGCTCCCGCTCAATGCGGCTGCGGGTCCGTCTCACGCGGCTTTCTCCTCCTCCGCCGTGCCCTCGATCAGCGGGCTTTGGTCGATGTCGGAGCTTGGCAGATAGATTTGCCGCCCGGTAGCTTCGGCCATGCCACCGCCGGTGATCGGGACCATCGGTAGCTCATCTGGCACATAGGGCGCGCGATTGTAGCGCTCGGGCCGGCGGGATTTCAGGCCGAAGATTACCGCGGCGATATTCTTCTCCGCCGCCATCTCGCGTAGCTGGTCCTCGAAGCAGTCGGTGCCGGACTCCCAGGCATCGTCCCATTCCCTGGCAAATTCGGGGTCGTCCCTGCGCCATTCATACATCGTGTTGCGGCTGAGGCCGATCGCCTGGGCGGCTCTGGTGACTGAATAGCCAGTGGCCAGGACGCTCAGAAACTGCCGGCGTTTCTTCCCCGTCCGAAGTGTCACCCGTCCTTGCTGCGGCAATCCGGCCCCCATGGCTAGTATGCCCGTGGCTGGCTTAGGGAGCCCGCTGGGCGGCTTGTGGACTCTGGTGGCGGTGAGTGTAGCAGGCAAGCTCGGGGGCTGTCCTGCGGCTTCTGGAGGCCCGCAGAAACCGCCGCGGAAAGCGTGACATAATTTCCGCGGATTGCCACTCCCGATCCGGTCACATGGCAGCTTAAACCAGTTGAAGCTGGGAAACCCCCGACAGAGGGTAAGAAAGTTTGTCCGGGGATTCGGGCCGATCCGGTCACATGGCAATTGCCAGGGCGACTTTGGGGTGTGCACTCCAAACCGGCCTGAAATCCGGTCACATCCAGATGTAATCCAGCTTACATCAGCCGCCCAGCGTAAATTCGTGCAGAAAATTCCAGATTGCGCAAATTAGTGCTTGACTATCCCGTGGTGATTGCGCATATTTGTGCCGCACACTGATCCACCACATGGAGCTTCGACAGATGGCCTACCTCGACCAAACCTTCGGCGTGGAGTTTGAAGTCTACCTCCCCGTCGGCCTTTCCCATGGCGCGGCGGCGATGGCGCTCACCAATCAGGGCATCGACTGCCGGCCCGAGAGCTACAACCACCAAACCCGCACATGGTGGAAGATCGTCACTGACGGCTCGCTCAACGATTACGCCCGCGGGGCGGAATTCGTCTCTCCCGTCCTGCAAGGCGAGGCCGGCCTGGAGACGGTCGCCACGGTGCTGGCGCTCCTCAATGACATGGGCTGCACGGTGTCCAAGCTGTGCGGGACCCACGTCCATGTCGGCGTCGGCCACGGCAACGGCAACATAGCGTTTTTCCGCAACCTGCTGAAGCTCTACGCGCACTTCGAGCCGGTGATCGACCGCTTCATGGCGGCGTCACGGCGCGCCAGCGCTGCGTCCTACTGCCGCTCGGTGACCAACGTCCCCTTCCGCACCATCGATCGGACGGACAGCGTGGAGGGGCTCATCCGGGCACTGACGCCCCCAGGCCACACGGCACGCTATACCAAGCTCAACCTCTGTGCCTACCGCGCCCACCAGACCGTTGAATTCCGCCAGCATCAGGGCACGCTGGACAACGCCAAGGTGCGCAACTGGATACTGCTCTGCCTCAAGCTGGTATGGGCAGCCAAGTCCGGCAACGGCATCGCTACCGGCGGCGGAGCAATCAACCGCGCCCGCCTGGGCAGCAAGGGCCACCTTGTCGGGCAACTGATGCTCCGCACTGAGGGCGTGACCCGCGAGGAGGCGTGCGCAGCCACCGGCTGGCCGTCGATCTCCCTGCCGCAGCGGGCTCGCGAGTGCGGGCTGGCCTACACCACCCAGCGGACCGGCCGCGTCGTGAGGTACTTCGCCCAGGCCGCGGCTGCCTCCACCGAAGCTCCAGCCAGCCTCGAAGGGCTGTTTGGCAAGCTCGGCCTTGACGATGCCGAACGGGCCTTCTTCACGGCCCGGACGGCGCATCTTTCTAGCTCAATGGCGATGGCTGCTTGAATTAGGGCAGGCATCAGCGCATATATGCTCCAACACGAAAGGAACCGGCTCAAATGAATACACAAACCCTCACCACAGAAGCCGCGGCCGATCTTGGCCGCATGGCATGGCACACCGGCATGAACGAGGCCCAGCTTTGCGCGATCTTCCGCACCCTTGGCTTTGCTGAGCGGGCGGAAGTTTCCCGCCACGGAGTGCGCGCCTTCCGTCACATCGCGATCGATCTGGACAACGACAGCCCCGGCGAGGTGGCCATCACGCCCCCTGAGAAGCCAAGCCCGACCCGGCCCAACGCGGCCCTGGACGGGCCTACGCTGATCGTGTGGCGGGAACGGATGGGCTACTCGCAGGCTGAGGCTGCCAAGATGCTGGGCTGCTCCAGAAACTCCCTGGCAGGCTGGGAGACAGGCCAGCGTATTCCCCACTACATCGGACTGGCGTGCGCCGCACTGGCGCTGGGCATGACCGCCTACGGCAATGAAGGAGTCGTGTGATGGCGCTGATGTTTGCCTACGGCAGCAACCTGAATGTCGAACAGATGGCGAAGCGCTGCCCGGACGCGGAGCCGCTCGGGCGGATGCGGCTGGCCAACTGGCGGCTGGTCTTCCGCGGCGTGGCCGATGTCATCCAGGAGCCCGGCGCAATCTGCTACGGCGGGGTGTGGCGGATCACGCCAACCTGCGAGGTGGCGCTGGACATCTATGAGGGGATCGGCTCCGGGCTGTATCGCAAGGAATACATCCAGATCAAGCGCACCCCGATGGGCGAAACCGAGATGCTGATCTACGTCATGAACTCCACCGGGATCATGCCGCCCAGCGACTATTACCTGCGGGTGATCAAGCAGGGCTACCGGGACCACCGGATGCCGAAGGCAGCCCACAAGGGACTGAACGAGGCGGTCCGCGACTCATGGGACGACAAGAGCCCGACTTACGTGGAGCGCCAACGCCACCGCAGGAAGGGGCGGCCGACACTCGCGGCCTACCCGGAGATGCCGGCCATGCCAGCGACCGGCTAAGAAATTACGCTGGCTTTTTAGGAGTACCTGACTATGCGACGTGTCATCCTGAAGAAGATCACCGCCGATCGTCGGCGGGACATGTACAACGACAACGAGGAGGGCGAGGGCCCGGCGGGCATCACCTCCACCCCGTGCGCGGTCAACGTGGAGGCGATCCGCTGCTACTACCCGCGCCGGAACAACGCGCCGGGCACTCGGATCACCTTCACCGATGGCGGCGGCTTCGCCGTGGTGGAAGCCTTCGAGGTGGTGGACGGGCTGGTGTACGAGGGCTGAGACGGGGGCTGAGACGGGGGCGGGCCGCAGGGTCCGCCCCTTTTCTATGTGACCATTCTGCACGTGCACGCGCATAGTGCTCTCGTGCACGTTACCACCGGAAGCCCAACGTCATTGCGCTGTGAACGGCACCCGCGGCGTCCAGCCACGGTCTTCGTGCTGTCGGGCGGCCCGGAGCGACGGCTGTGCATGGACTGCGCCCGGCGCTCGGGCTGGCCATGGCTGGTGCCAGAGGCTCCAGGTCGAGGCCGGAGGAAATCCAAGGAAAATACCCGGTAGCGGTATTTTTCCATGGACATTTAATTCGCAAAGCCCTATTTATTTCCGGCCCGGGCAATTCCGCTCGGACGACCAGCACACTGCACCCCAAGGAGCATTTCCCCTATGAAGACCGGACTCTCCCTCCAGGACCTCGCCCGCGAGATCGAGCGGCAGGCCAACGCCAAGCACGATCTGATCGCGCCCGTTAAGGCACTCACCATGATGAACGACGGCGATGGCGGCGTGGCCATGCGCGTCGGCCATGAGACACAATTCGGCATCAACAGTCTGGCCCATGACCAGATCGGCACCTTCACCAACATTCCGGGCAAATACTACGACCGGATGCTGGCCAAGATGCCCGACCTCCTGGCCCAGAACGTCAACGCCTGGATGGCCCAGGACCCCAGCGCCAAGCGGATGGTCCGCACCATGGACGGCCGGATGCGCGCCTTCCTGTCCGACGGCTACCGCCCGCTGGAGAATGTCGAACTGGCGGAGGCCGTGCTGCCGGTGCTGATGGACCTTCGGCTCGAAGTCGTCTCCGCACAGATCACCGAACGCCGGCTCTACATCAAGTGCGTGGACCAGAGCATCAATCTCGACATCCCGTCGGGCCGCCGCATGGGCGACGGCAGCCACACCATCTTCGACACCTGCGCCCCCGCGGTCATCATCAGCAACTCAGAAGTCGGCGTTGGTATGCTGTCGGTAGAGTCCGGCGTCTGGACCAGGGCGTGCACCAACCTCGCGGTGTTTGCCGACCAAGGCATGAAGAAGCGCCACCTGGGGGCCCGTCACGATCTCTCCTCAGTGGTGGACAATATCCGCGAGTTGCTGTCCGACGAGACCCGCCGCCAGACCGACAAGGCGATCTGGATGCAGGTGCGCGACGTGGTCCGCGGTGCCTTCAACGAGGCCGCCTTCGAGGCCCGGGTCAAGAAGATCGCCGACACCGCCAGCCAGCCGATCGAGGCCGACGTGGTCAAGGTGGTGGAACTGACCGCCCGCAAGTTTGAGATGAACGAGGGCGAGCGCTCCTCCGTCCTGAAGAACTTGATCGAGGGTGGCGATCTGACACGCTACGGCTTGTACAACGCGGTGACGCGGACGGCGGAGGACCTGTCGTCCTATGACCGCGCCAGTGAATTCGAGCGCATGGGCGGCGAGATCATCGACCTATCCAGGAGCCAGTGGACGGAGATCGCTACCGCCAACGGCCGGGCGCTCGTGGCAGCATAGGGGGTCCCACCGGTTTCACAGTTGACGAGGGCACAACGCGACATGGCCAGCCTCCCCACCTCCCGGTCACCCCTGTGATCATTCATGGCCGGGCTGGACAAGGGGCAATCCCTAGGTGGGCTTAAAACGGTACGGGTAAGGCTGGCCGCCCTCCCTTATTCAGACGTGCCGGGGTCGCTCCCGGCTAGTCGGGCTGCACCCGATGAAGCGAAGCCGGTCAGCTACCGGTAAAACAGCACCGGACCCCGGAGGGGTCGCCAACGGCTGGCGTTAGGTGGAATGCGCTGAAACGCTACCACCAGCCGAATTAAAATAATTCAGATTTGGTGTATTTTTTCCCTTGCGAAAAATACCCGAAATGCGTATATTTTCGTCGTGGCCGGAGCAATTCCGCTCGGGCCCTTCAGACGGAACCACCCCGATGGAAATCAACCCGATCATCACCCTCACCGAAAACCTCGCCAGCCTGCCCGCCAAGGATCAGGCTTTCGCCCACTCCCTGCTGTCGGCCAGCCATCCCTCCGAGAAGCAGATGTATTGGATCATGAAGCTGGCGCAGCGCGCCACCGGCACCGCGCCGGCAGCCGCTCCCGCGGTCGAGGTGGGCAACTTCGCTGGCGTCATCGCGCTATTCGCCGCCGCCAAGCAGCACAAGGCATTCCCCAAGATCGCCCTGAAGCTCAACGATGGCCGCAAGATCGTGCTGTCGCTCGCGGGCGAGAAGGCCAAGCAGCCGGGCACGGTGAACGTCACCGACGGCGGCAAGTTTGGCTCCAACGTCTGGTATGGCCGCGTCAGCCCGGACGGCGCGTGGCAGGTGTCGGGCAAGGTGGACCATGCCACCCAGCTTGCGGTGGCCGGGCTCCTCGCCGTGCTGGCCAACGACCCGGCCGGCACCGCGGCAGCCTACGGCGTCGCCACCCATCACTGCTGCTTCTGCCAGAAGGAACTGACCCACCCGGACAGCAAGGCCGTCGGGTATGGCCCGGACTGCGCTGAGCACTTCGGACTACCCTGGGGTGCCAAGACCACCGCCGCCCTCTCCTGCGAGGGGGTGGCGTGATGGCCAAGCTGGCCCTGATCTCGCTGATCCTGCACCTGCTTGTCGGCGCTGGGGTATTCCTCTCTTGGGAATACTCCCTCCCGCCGCAACAGGACATTCCAGAAATCGTGGTGACCGCCAAGCGGCTGCCACCGGCTTAAAGGAGACTTCCCATGGCGTTGCGAGCGGGCTGGAAGCCACCGATCCCGGGGCTCTCCACCGAGACCACCCGGACGCTGCGCCGGCTGATCTGGCGGCACGGCGCATATGCCCTTGTGAGGCACGTACGCGCCCTGGCCAAGCTGGACGGCCTACCACCTACCCGGACGCCGCCAGAGGGCCCACCGCGGCCCCGAGGCCGTCCTAGGGGCTCGAAGGACAGTGGCCCGCGCCAGCGCCGGGAGGAGCGGCCGTGAACGATTACTTCGAGAGCGCCCCGATCACCCGGGAGTCGCTCGGCCGGGTGCGCGCCCTGCGCCAACGCGTGATGGCCGACGGCAACCGCTGGCGGGAGATCACCGAGGGGGCAATAGAAGTCGCCTCCGCGCGATGGGACCGCTATCCAGGCCGCAGCCTCCGCCCGGCGCACATCCAGGCGCTGCTCGCATCCTACCATGCCTCCGCCCTGGAATTCCGCTGGGCCGGCACTACCACGAAGCTCCCGGGCGGGATCGAACTCCGCGAGGTGCGGCTGTCCGCCGGCACCCAGTTTCGGGCGGAATGGGAGGAGCAGGACCTGACCGTCGCCATGCACACGGTGCGGATCGGCCGCCGCAACATCGGGCTGAAGATCGAGAGCGCGCCACTGGTGAATTTCAACTACCACGCCCTGGCCCGCCGGCTCGATCGTGGCCGCGACCGGACCGAGGAGGCGCTGCTGCGCGACATGAAGGCGATCAGCGACCACCCCGATCTGATTCAGAAGCTGGCGGCGAACAGCCGCTTCAGTATTCCCACCCCGATCTCGGATGGCCACTGGCACGGCACCGTGGAGGCGTTCACCGTCAAGGATGACCCCGCGGATAAAGGCCAGGATTACATGGTCGCCGCGGTCCGCACTTGGTATTGAAAGGAATTTCCTGATGCGCAAGCCCCACACCGCCACCGGCAAGGATGGCAAGCTCGATTATGCCAAGCAGATCAGATTCGATTTCGAGTTTGCCAAGCAGATGATCCTGACCGATGGCACGGTCGTGTCGATGTTCGTGCTGCGCAACGCCACCGCCATCAATATCGTGCCCGCCACGTGGCAGAATGACCACGAGAAGGCCAACACCATGAATGCGGTGAAATTGCTCTGCCTCGCCATGGGAGCCAACTGCCTCACCTTCATCGGCGAAGCCTGGATGCGCAGTATCCACCCGATCCCCGGCGAGACCAAAGCCGAAAAAGAGGCCAGGATCGTGGCCGTGCCGACAGCCGAAGCTGAGGATCGGATCGAGATCGTGGCCGTGCAGACCACATGGCTGGACGATGCGACCGGCGAGCGGCACGCCGACATCACCACCGGTGAGATCGTCCGTGGTGCCAACGGCAAGCCGGCCAGCATCAAGCCCTTTGACTCAGGCGTGGGCAGAGGCCGGATGCACGATATCCTGCCGGACCGGATATTGCCGGAGGAGGAGCGGGTGGCCCTGCGCGCGCGTCTGGAAGCCGCCGGGCTATTCAAGCAACAGGAGATAATCCGGCCATCGTGAAAATTCGCTGTTTGCGTATTTTTCGCTTGATTTAATCGACCGTCCTGAATATATTTCCAGGTGTCGCCGGGGCAATTCCGCTCTGGCGAATTTGGAAACTCCCCGATGAAACTCTCCGAAAAAATCCTGACCCCGATCTACTTCGGGATTATCGCTTTCTTCGTCGCCGCCATCGACTGCGCGATCGGCTCCTTCCTGATCGATCCCGCGCCGGTGCCGGTGCTCGCCATCGCCACCGCGTTTGGCATCCTGGGCGTGCTGTCCGGGCTCACCATGGCCCGCCTGGGCCGGGCGGTGGTGCTGTGATCGTCTCCGCCCGCTCCCCCCAGACCATCCGCAAGGCGGCTCACGAGGACGCACAGCGCGCCTACGCGGCTGTCCTGCGCGATCTGCCACAGGCCCGCGAGGATGCCGCTACCGCCGTCTGGGCGGCCTGGATGGCCAAAGCCCTGAAGGAGACCGAGTGATGATCTACAGCATCTGGTGCGAAGTCTCCGGCGGGCGGACTGGCTCCCGTGCGGCATGGCTCAAGAAGGATGGCACCATCCAGATGTGGACCGACAAGGCCACCGCCGAATGGGAGGCCGCGGCGCTCAACGGCTCGATGAACCGACCGAATTCCAAGGTGGTGTTCACCTTCACCGTGCAGGAGCGCTGAGATGCCCCGCACTTACACCTTCTACTGCGAGGAATGCCCGAACGAATGGGACGAGACGCTCGACACGCCGCGCACCTCGTTCTGCCCGTGCTGCGAGCGTGAGGCCGATCCCGATTCAGCTTCCCTATTTGACGACGAGGACGAATAAATGTGGGTATTTATTAACGACGCTTTCCTGTCGATCGTGCAATTGCCGAAGCGCCGCAACCTGCTGCTGGTGCGCGCCCGGCGTGAGGCCGATATCCTGACGGTGTTCCCCGGCATCCGGGTGACCGCCACGCCACAACGCGACTACCAATTCCGCGCCTATGTCGGGCGCAAGCTGGTGAAGCGCGCCATGGCCGCGGAAGTGGATCGGATCGATTATCCCAACTTCAAGGACAGCGTGCTGGAGGACGACCGCCACGATGCCTATTCGGAGGTGTGGACCACCATGATGCGCTGGGGCCGGTATCCGGCTGCGCAGCCGGCCGTGCCCGCCGACATCCCATTTGATGGAGACCGCTGATGATCGACACCCGCAAGCCGCCCCAGCGCGGCTCCTTCGACTACCTGCTAGGCCCGCTGGCGATCAGCCCGGAGGCCGACATCCTGCCGCCGCCCAAGCCGCCGGAGCCACCGCGCCGGCAGCGTATCCGCATCCAGATCGAGATCGGCCCGCAGACGGCCCAGGAGCCCCGTGGACGGCTCAGCTTCACCGGCCGCGTGCTACTAGCCATCCTGTTCTTGTCGCTCCTGGGCGCGCTCCTGGGCTGCGCACAGGCCCAGTCTGTGACGACCCGGCAGAACCCGTTCGATCGCGGCTACAGCTTCGAGGGCGTCGGCACCGACGGCAAACCCTTCAGCGGGCGCAACTACGCCAACCCGTTCGACCGCGGCAGCCACACCGTGATCACCACCCAGGACGGCAAGACCCGCGAGTGCGAGACTCGGGTAGCGCCATTCTCCGGTGACCGGACCATTGAGTGCGGCCCATGAAGTCGCCGGCTCACCTGCGCTGGGTCAGGTCGCTGCCCTGCTGCGTGCCGGGCTGCCACGTCGCGATCGGCGTCCACGCCCACCACGTCCGCTCCGCCAGCGTCGCCGGCACCGGGATGAAGCCCAGTGACCGGTGGGCAGTGCCGCTGTGCTCGGAGCATCACTCCGAGGGCCACCTCATGGGCTGGATGACCTTCGAGGCGCACTACAAGCTCGACCTCACCGGCATCGCCCGACTCCTGGCCCAGACCTCGCCGGCCATCGGCGATGACACCGCGAAGTACTTCCTGTGATCCCGGACACCAGAGAGCCGAAGCTTAACCGCCGGCAATATGCGATGGTCACCGCGGTCGCGGTGCTGGTGATCGTCGGTATCCTGGGCATCATCGCCGGTGGCGTCATGGTGGCGATCCGCGCGATGCTCTAGGGCAGCGCGATGGCGTTATTCCAGGTGAGATAATTATTCCCGCCGGTGGCCAGTAGCGCAGCCACCTGCCCGCTGTAATGATCGAGCGCCGCGTTGATCTCGGCGGGGATATCCGACACCCCAGCGGCGTGCCCCTGTGCTAGGGCTGCGAGGCCGCCGTAGAAGCCGCCTTCGTAGTCCCCCACCGCCTTAAGCTGATTGGACAGCGGGGCCGCAGGCACGCCCAGGATGGCCGCGTTGGACTCCCAGCACACCTGCCAGCTATCGAACCAATCAGCCTCGTAGGCCGGCCGCAACAGCAGGGCGTAGGGAGCCGGATAGGTGCTGTCCCAGTGCAGCCCGTCGGCGCGCGCGATCATGTTTTTCGCGATATAGCCGGCCAACGGTGCCAATTCCCGGTGAAGCTGCGCGAGCCATCCGACCGCTTGCGCGAAAAAACTGGTCTGCCAGCAACGGCTGTAGCAATTGGAGGGGTAATAGCCGCCCGGTGCACCTTCGTCGCCGCCCGGCAGGCCCACGTCGATCGCGTGCAGGACCGTCCGATTGTTCCCGCCTTCCTGCATGATGGCATTGGTGCCCTTGACGCACTGCGCCAGCATCTGGTGCAGCACCGCTTTGGGCAACAGCCAGGACGGCACCTCCTCCGGTGTCATCGCAAGCGCGGACCCTATTGTCCTGATGTTCCACGCCATACTGCGAGTCTGGCCAGTTCCCGGGCATTGCCAGACCTGACCCTCATTCCAATTCCGCGGCGTCTCCAGGAAGGCGAAATTCGCCTGACATTGGAGCGTCTCCAGGTGATACGGATCGCCGGTCAGCAGGAGCGGCAGATAAGCCAGCGCCGGCTGGTGCGAGGTGTCGATCGAGATGCCGGTGTCCTTGGCGCTCGGAATGTAGGGATTGGCGCTCGGGTCCCAATAGATTGTCGCGTACTTCCAATCGTTCATGAGATCGAGCGGCGCGCCGGTGCCCAGGTCCCGCATCATCCACGGGATCGTCCCGCCTGCCTCCGCCTGCGCCAGCACCGAGGCCAGCGCGGTCTCCGACTGGGTGCAGAGATATTCGCCACCCCAATCCGTGAATAGACCGATATCCGAACGGCCACCCGTGTTGGGCATGTTGGCGGTGAGCCCGGCGAGGCCCATCGGCTCGTAGGTCGCCAGCGGCAGCGGATGGGCGGTGCCGCCGGTCATGTCCGCGTCGTAGTTGGGCACCAGCCCTTCGGTGGTCAGGTCCTCCACCGTGAGAAGCTCCAGCGGCCACTTGCCGGACTGCCAGCGCCACCGGCTGTAGGCCCACTGGTCGGGCACCTGGACCGGATGAAACGCCCCGGCGTCGTCCACGATCTGCACCTCATACGGCGGCAGATTGAGCGGCTCCGGTGCCATCGGGTCGCCGGTCTCGAAGATGATGCACTGCCAGCCATCGATGCGCCGGAAGTCCACCCGTAGCGGGCAGGACGGCAGGGTGCCGCGCCGGCAGGCCATGGTGAAGCGCCCGTGTGGGTGCACGTAGGAGCCGATGTCGATCGCGTCCGCCTCGTTGAACACGTAGTTCACGCCGCTGAGCATCACGAGCGCCTGCATACTCCCGACAGGCGGCGGCTCGATCTCGATGTCCGGCGGCGGCTCCTCGATGTCGGGTGGCTCGGGTGGGATGGGCTGTGGTCGGTCCGGTGGCGTCGGGATGCCGGGATCGGGCGGCTCGGGCTGCTGTCCGGGAGGCGTCCCGCCGTGCCCCGGAGGTGTCCCGCCCTGGCCGGGCGGCTCTGGCGGCTTTCCCATGGGCACCTCCACCGTGATGTCGAACCGACCGGTGATGCGGATTTTCATCTGGCCGCCATCCACCACACAAGCAACAAGAGCATGACAAGGTAGAATAGGAAGACCGCGACGATGCGCAGCACTTGGCCGGCTCGGGACACGAACGGCCGCCGACCCACCAGGGAGTCGACGGCCACCCTTTCGCGTCTACACCGCCACGATGGTGGTGTGGAATCTACCTGCGCCGACGGCGCAGTTCGGTGATCCCGGCCAGACCAAGCAGGCCGACACCCAGCAGACCAAGACTGGCCGGCTCCGGCACCGCGGAAGCATCAGCGGTCGCAGAAAACGAGCCAACTTCCTGCCCCAACTGATTGATTGTCCAAACAAATTGGCCCGGCGTCGCGGAGAAGCCCGTCATGGTCAAGGTGGCGGGGGCATTGATCGCCAGCGAGTTGATCCCCGGTGTGGCTATGCCGCCGGCATCGACCGAGATGGTAGCGACCAACGACCCTTCGGTGATGGTGAACAGCAGGCCGGTCTGCACCGCCGGAGAGTACGTGAAGCTGGCCGCGTTGACCGTCACGCAGGACAAGCACGCGATGAACGCCGCGAACGAGCCGGTCTGATCAGGAGCCAGCCCGGCCGGCGTGTTGGACGTGATCGTGGTGGCGTTGAACTGCGCGCCGCCAATCACGTTGAGTTCGCTGCCAGCGGCGATCGGGGCGGCGTTGGCCAGACCGGCAAAACCACCGATCAGAGCCGTGGAGAGTAAGAGCTTACGCATGGATATTCCTTTGCCTATGGGAGGAAGTCCCCAAGGGAGGCAGGCCCGGGAAGCCTCCCAAGCGAACCGGGCCCGCCCCCCTCAGTTAGGAGGCTGACCGGCGGCTGCGCCGGGTAACGACGCCCAGGCCAAGCAGGCCGACGCCCAGGATGGCCAACGAGGCCGGCTCCGGCGCGCTGTGCGTGCCAGGACCACAGTCCGGGCAGTCGGTGTTCACCGGAATATCCAGCGACACCAAGTTGAAGTTGTTGGTGCCCGGGCCCACCCAGTCGATCTTGAACGCGGTCGTGTAGTTGGCCCAAGAACTGCCGGCGTCCAGCGTGGCGCTGAAGACCAGGGTCACCTTGCCGGTGATGTCGGGCGAGGCCGGGATCGGCGGGATCGCCGTGTTATCGAAGCAGAAGAAGCCGCCGCTGCCATCGCAGCCGGAGGACGCCAGCCCGCCGGGAACAAAGGTAAATCCGGTGTTCGGCGAGGTCTTGGTGACGCCGTTGATGGTCGTGGACAACATGGTGCCCGACGCCGGATTATTCTTCGACACGGTGTTGAAGGCAATCGCGTTGATCCCGGTGCGGTGCGCGTTGACGCCACCTTCCAGGTCGGCTGCGGTATTCTCGCCGGTGATGGTGAGGGCGAATTCCTCGACCAGCGGATTGGCGGTCGCCATGGACTCCAGCGTGTAGGTGAGCCCTTCGGTGCCCGCGCTGGGTCCGAGTGATACCAGCGCCGCGTGCGCCGTCCCGGCTCCAATGGTGAGCGCCGCCAGTGCAGCGCCGGTAAGCAGTAGCTGTCGCATAATCAGTTGGTGTCCCTTGTGTGTGCGGCCCCGGAGTTGGGGCGCGGACACCAAGTGCAAGAATCACACCAGTTTTGCAACTTATTGAAATCGCTCAATTCATCTTGGCAATTTCCGTTGCAGCTAGTTATCTGTGTAAAGTTTTGGTCGCGGCACCGCGATCTGCGTCAGGCTCTGTGGGTGATCCGCTGGCCTCTGACTATGCGGCCGGCTCTGGCGAAATTGCTGGTCCTCCGACATCCCCACCACGATGCGGATGCGCGCCTTGTGGGAGAAGCGGTGATCCTGCCGGTGAAGCGCCCGCTGGTCCCGCTGAATTTGCGCGATGGTGTTGACCCCGAGCTTGAATTTCCAGGCCAGATATACCTGGGAATATTCCGACTGGCCGATCTGATAGATCACGATCGGATCGAGATCGGCGTAGGATTTTCGGGCGGTCACTTCCTGCCAACCTGCGGGTGCTGTTGCTTGTGTGCTTCTACAGCTTCGGTCAGCGCCGACTGCAAGACAACCATTTTCTCTAGCGGCGATAATTCAGCGCAGGCCAGCCACACCGCAGCCAGTGCGCGCTCCATCCGGTCTACTTCCCGGTAGATGCGACGCCGATCACGCTGGGCTTCTTTCGGTGTTTCACTTCTCAAACTGGCCTTCGGACGCAATTATCATTCATTACCAGGACCCTAGGACGACGAAGCAGCTAGCGTCAAGTCTGACGAAAAATAGCTAACGCATTGACGGATTATCCGCTATATTCCCAAGGCACACTGACCACCCACCAAAGGAGCCCAATCTCGTGAGTTACCAGCCCCAAATGCGCCCGGAGGAGATGACGGCGCTCGATGCCGACATGAGCGAAAAGCTATTCCGCTCCCTGGAGGAATGGCCCACCGCCACCGTCGAACAAGTCCGCAACGCCGTCCTGGAGGCCCGCATGATCGTGCCGGCGTGGCACGCCAGGAATAGCAAAAAGATAACGCTCGAAGGCGACGCCAAGATGTTCGCCTCGCTGCCGGGCGTATTCGAGGAGGCGATAGCCGCGGGCCGGCTGTTTGACTTCGGCTTCCTGCCCAACGCGGTGATCGGCGGCGAGTCGGGCCGCGCCGCTACTCTGTTTGAGGGCGGGCATATCGGCCATCCATTCCGCAGCCCTTACTGTATTTTTCATCGCTGGGAAGGGGGCGGCTCGCTCTACGTGGTCGACCCCGCCGACTGGCACACCATGATGGATGGCAAGGTGCCACCGGGCAGCATCCTGATCGCCGAAGCCCAGGCGATCAAGATCGCCGGCAAGGGCTCGCTGCTTATGGGCGACTGCGCCATTGTCGCGACCGACGCCGCGAACAAGCGCTATGGCGGTATCGTTATCGCCTCCGCCATGCACGGCGCTGCCGAAGATGCCGATGGCAGGCCGCCGCCCACCTCCATGGGCAACCTGATCGAGCCGGTGATGACCGGGCTGCTGTTGCTGAATACCGACGGCGTGCCGGTGGATCGGATCGCCGCGCCGGAGCGGCTGAACAAGGCCCGGGCCAAGAACCGCAAGCCGGCGATCCCGGCGCACTGGCACGTCCACTGTGGCGATTACGTGACCGCGCTCACCGCCCGCCGCCAGCCGCACCCGAAGGGCGCTCCCGCCGGCCACCACGCCTCACCGGTGCCGCACCTGCGCCGCGGCCACGTCCGGCACAAGGCGGCGTATCATGGCGGCGGCACCGTGTTTGTGCGCGACGCGGTGGTGAACCTCAAAGAAGGCCGCGAGGAGTCGGTGCACCTGGGCCGCAGCTTTTACCAAAGGACAGACCGATGATCTGGTGGGTGGTGGGTATCGCCCTGGTGGTCTGCATCTGGCTGCCGGTGCTCGTGGGAAAATTCATCAAATGGGGGTCAGAATGATCCTCAAGGTGGTCCTGTCCGGGCTCAGCGTTGCCGCCGTGATCTGCGTATTTATCGCCATACTTTACTGGGCAGCCCCGCCATGAAAGACGGCGATGACATCCTGGTCTGGGTGATCGTGGCCCTGGTGGTGATCATGGCGCTGGTGGTGAACTCGGTGCCAGCGCCGATCTACGGCGATTGTCAGGACGACCTCCGGCACGTCTGCCCGCGCTAGCTCGCCACCGGCTGGACGATATTCACCGCCGCATCACCGGAGCCGATATCTTCCAGCCAAAAGGCGCAGTCCTGGATGCTGCCCTGAAAGCCAAGCTCCTGCGCCACCATCCAGACCGCCTCGGGCGTCGGCGTGCGGCTGTGCCGGAGGGACGACATGCTGAGGTGCCGGCACAGCCCGGCCGGATGCCCGATTTCCAGCGTGAAGGTCACCATGAACGCGGTCGGGAGCGGGATGGTGAACGGCTTCATGGCTTCGAGATGCAGCGCGTGCCCGGTGGGCGTCCTGCATTGCACCATGACCACCTGCACATCCTGCGGCATCGCGTGCGCAAGCTCGCGCAATGCCGCCAATTCGGCCCTCTGAGTCTGCCCGATGATCAGCGGTGCGGCCATCACTTACTCCGAGTCGTTTCCTGTTTGTAGCCGTTTCGTGCCGATTCGCGTTCCCTGACAATCTGTCAGGACAATCTGTCAGGTCCTTGACGTGCAAACGCGGCGATCAGGGCCGGCAGCGGGCAATCTGGCCAGCGCGGCTCCCGACAACATCGGTCGGCCAGGGCTTCGTCGAGCAACGTGAGCGTCTGACACGTCGGACAAAGCCAGACGTTAATGGTGCCGGCAGCGTCGTTGTCCTGATCACTCATGGTGCCAGCCGTCGGCCGCGCGCCACCTCCTCCTCGATCTCACCGGCAAAGTGATCCTTCAGCTTGTTGAGCACCATCATCAGCCGGACTTTGGTGACATCCTGGTCGAGATAGAAGCCGGTCCGCTCAGTATGCGACCGGCAGAAATACCGGATGCTCTGATTCTGGAGGATGATCGCCGACATCAGCGCCTGCTCCGGCAGCGACAGGATAGCCACCGCACGGCGTAGTGCCCGGGCCGATTTGGCCCGCTCGATCTCGCCGGCATTGGGCCCGGTCCGCGGCTGCGGCGAGACCAGCACCGCCAGCATCAGCGGATTGCCCGCCGCGGTGAAGCCCACCCGCACCTGATCCCATAGCTCGCGCAGCTTGTCGGCCGCCATCACGTGCTCGATCGTCACCCCGGTCGCCGGCATCGCCGCCATCCGCCGGATCGGGCAGAAGCTGCGGAAGCCGCGGATGGTCCTGGCACTCTTGGCGGCGTTGGGCCGGATGTCGTCCGGGTCGACCCATTCAGCGACCATCACCGTCGCCTCGGGCCGCCGGCCGTAGGGATCAGCCCGCGCCATCCTGGCCGCCGGTGGATCGTCCGGCCGCGGCACCACGGTCCGCTGCGGCCTACGCATCGTAGGGCACCCCGTCCTCGGGATTGTTTTCGTGGAACCATTCGCCCCAGGTGAGCCGGAGGTCTTCGTCGCTGGCGTGCCCGGTAGCCACGCGCAGCCAACGGCCTAGCTGCGTTTCCTCATCCAGCGGGACATACCGCATCTGGCCGGGCGGCAGTTGCGTCATGCAGCACTGCCGGGCGTAGTCCCGGATCACCCAGTATTCAGGCAGCATTTGCCAGCCCTCCCATGAGGCTACAGGGCGGTGCGGCGGCTGGCGGGTAGTGGGAGACGGTCCGGGGGCTGGACGCCGCGTAGCGGCTTCTGAGGGGCGTTGGCAGGCGAGGGTCGCGCACCCCCGCCCGCCTGCACACTGCCACCAGGGTCTGGGCCCGGAGGCCCAACCCCGTGGAGCGCCGCCAGTCTACCGCATCGCGGCGGGGAAATGGAAGCTTCATGCGTCCCCCCACGGGTGGGGCGACCGCATACAGTCGATGTCGTCGGCCAGCCGCTCCAGCGCGTTGGTGACCGCAATCCGCTCGTGCACATCGAGGCCGCCCAGGATGGCGTCGATCTCGAAGACCGCGTCCTCGACCCGCACCCGCCATGGCGACTGGAGCAGCGCCGCATCGTCGCGGTAGACCGATGGCTCCGGTGCCTTGACGAGCTTGACCCGTTGCATCGTCCGCCGGCTGCGCGCCGCGTCCAGGCTGACCGGCTCAGCCATTGCCGTTCTCCTCCGGCGGATTCTTGGTCGGCCGGTGCTGCGCCTTCCAGGTGTCCTCCAGCAGCAGCCGCAGCGTGCTTTGCATCGTCGCCCGCACGTCGGCGATCACCTCGCCGGGCTCGATCGCCACCGTGACCGCGGCCTTGATCTGCGCCGACTCGTAGTGGCCCAGATTGATCGTCCGGGCGTAGCCGATGGTGAGTTCGGTGATCTGGGCCATCAGTCGTCCCGCCCACCGAAGCCGCGCGCCGGAGGTGGATCGCGGCTCGCCATCCGGTCGGAATACCGCCCACTCGCCTGATCGAAATTCAGCTTGGCGTGGTCGCCGCGCCGTGCCCAGCGGCGAAACCGCGACTTCCAGACATGCAACTCCACGTCGTTGGTATTCGGCTTCACCCAGACCGTCAGGCCCAGGTCGGCCTTGTTATTCCAGTGCTGACTGCCGGAAATGGAATATCCACCCGGCGGCTTGTCGTTGTCGCCCGGTGCCGGCTTGGCCGGGTGCGCCACCACCCAGATATTCACCCCATGGCGGTAGGCAAACGCCTTGAGCTTTTGTAGCGATTGCCCGGTGTAGTCGGTCTCCGTCATCTCGCCGCGCTGGTGCGCGATCTCATTCCACGGATCGAGTTGGAAGTCCGTGATCCCGTCGCGCAGCACCGCTGCTTCAGCGCGCTCAAGCAGCCAGTCCAGCGTCGGCTGCTCAGTGAGCGAGTCGCAATTCAACATGGTCAGCCGCTCGGAGAAAAACTCCGCCGCCGACCGCTCCTCCGCCGTCGTCATCGCGGTATGGGCCTGATCGGCCCAATACGGCTGCCCGACATAGACTTCCGCGCATTCGGTGATGAAGTCCTCCATCGGCAGATGCTCCGGGCTGAAGACCAGCCACTTCCGCCCGGACTGGCGCATCAGGTGCACCATCACGAAGCGCACCCAGGAGGTCTTGCCGTGCGACGGAAAGCCGGTCACCACGATCAGCCGCCCCTCGCCCGGCAGCCGCAGGATCAGATCGGTGTTGCGCGTGCCGGTGGACGTAAGGATAGGCCGCGGCTTCTCCCGGTAGCCATTGAGAATATCCGGATGCACCCGGACCAGCCCGTCGATCGGATACGGCTCCGCGGTGGCAATGGCCTCAGCGACCACGTCGGGTCCGTGCCGCTCCAAAACGTCTCCGGCGTCCTTGCAGCCCTCCGGCCACGTCACCAGCGCCACCTTGTGCCGGCCCAGACGGCGGGCTAGCTCCTCGCGCAATGCCAGCCCAGGCGGGTCGTTGTCGCCGGCCAGGATGAATTTACCGACCAGTGCCAATTCCTTCTCGTGGGTGGCCAGCGCCGCAAAGCGCTTGTCATCGGCGCGGTACTTGGCATCCTGCGGCGCGCCGTCGCGCAGGCTCACTGCGTTGGCGAAGCCGCACTCCGCCATCGCCAGCACGTCCGGCTCGCCCTCGACCCAGATGATCCAGTTGGCGTCCGGCAGCGCGTTGGCGTTGTAGAGCGTCGGCACGCCGGTGTTTTCCTGATTCATCGGGTGCTTGTCGGGGTGGTGCCGGTATTTCCGCGCCACCACCTCGTTGCCATGGTGATACGGGAACACGATGGCGTCCTGCTCCCCGAGATCGCGAAACCACCGCTTGGCAGCATGGACGCCGAATTGCTTGATCACCCGCGCGCCGATCTTGCGGGCAGACCAGAAATCCCAGAACCAGTCCGGGCGGAATTCCTCCGCACCCAACGGCTGCTTCGGCAGCGGCTTCGCCTTCTGCGCCCGTGCCCGCGGCTGCCAGTCATCCTCGCTGGACACCCGGACCGACCCGGTGTTGCCGTCGCACTTGCCGCGGTGGCACTGCCACACCGCGCCCAGGCCGTCGTCATCGATCTTTACCGACAGCGACCGCTCCCGGGTACGCCCGCCACCGCAGCGCGGGCAGATCACCTGCTCCGACCGACCGGGCCCGACCGACTTCAGCCGGATGCCGCGGTCGAGCAACAGGCCCATCAGGTCCGCGCTCATAGCCCGAGCCCCGGCTGGGCCTCCTGCCGGACCGGCTTATGGCCGCGCCCGTAGACGATCTGCTGATTGCACCAGAATTGCCACGCTTGATGCCAACTGATGAAGGTGTTGCCCTTGGCCAGATGGTGGCTTCGGAAGGCGGCCCAAGTGACTTCCGGATCGAGCCCACGAGCTTCCGCGTAGGCCCAGCCCTGCCCGTCGATGTCTGGGTGCCAGCCCTCCGGCATTGGGATCGCCGGCTTCTTCCGCTTCTGCGAAGCAGGCTTCGGCGTGGGGGACAATACCGAAGGTATTGGGGGTTCTTTAAGGTCAAGTGAAGGATTCCCTGCCACCATGGCAGGGGGGTCTGGTTCTGTGGCAGGGGGGTCTGGCTCCTGTGGCAGGGGGGTAGAGCAGACCGGAAGTCGGTAGACGGTGGTCAGGCAAGCCCCGTTCGCTGCTGTCCGCTGTCCCCTCTCGACCATGCCTTCCTTCTCAAGCTCCACAAGGCTTCGGTAGACGGACCGCTCTCCGCATTCGATGGCGTGGGCAATGGTCTTGACCGACGGCCAAGACTCTCCGGTATTCCGGTCGGCCCGCCATGCGAGGTAGGCCAGGATCGCCTTCTTCACGACGCTACCGCACCGCTGGTCCCATGCCCAGCTTTCCGCCTGGAAGCTCATGGTGCGGCCCCCCCGATCAGCCGGCGGACGCGGGGCGATCCCTCCTCATGACGCAACACAGCCAACTGCCGCATGGCGCTGGCCACAGCCTCAATTTCCCACGCGATGTCCTCTGGCGAATAGGCTCCAGTGGGTATTTCCCACCATGCCTGAAGGAAGGCCGACCGGGCCGCCTCGAAGTCGGCGCTCATGACCGCACCATGGCGATCTGGCGACACTCACGAGAATTTTGTGGGAAGCCGTAATTTTCGGCTTGTGTGGAAGTTCTGAATACTGTAATTGTCAGCATGTTAGGTGACCTTTTGACGGGCACATGACAACAGGCGCTTCTTGGGGAAGCGACGAACACGCCGCCGGTAGGGCTCATACCTTGCCGGCGGCTTCTTTTTCCGGTGCTACATCGCGGGCTTTCCTGGGGTGGGAGGCAATCTGTCGGCGCGGAAGATGACTCCGCAAGCGCCCGCCGCGCAAGCAATTATTTGCCGTTTTAAGAATTTAGTTTGTGGGGATAAGTGCTTGATTTCCCGTTGGACAATGCACTGGCGGCCCAGCTTTTCCAGCCTAGCCTTGCCGTGCGTTTCCTCCGTCTGCAAGGCTGATTATGGCACAAGCGGCACGGCCGCGCTAGCTGGCAAACGGATTGAACGGCTCGTCGCGCAGTTCGAGCACCATCAGGGCACGCTCCCGCACTACCTTCAGGTCCAGGTAGAAGGCCCGGACGGTCTCCCGCTTGGTGAACACCTCCGGCCGCTCCTCGCGGAAGTAGCCCCGTAACCAGTCGGTCTCGAACACCGCGAGGAATTGGGTGTTGCCCTGGACGTAGTAGAGCGACCCGGGCTCAGCGAAGATGCCGCTTGGGGTCCAGGTAGTCATATCCTTGTGCCGGCGCTCCTCGACCTCGATCGACAGCCGCCCATGTTGCAGGCAAAGCTCATCGAGCTTGATTTCCCAGCGCTGGCGATTTTCCCCCAGCTTTAGCTGATACAGCCGGGAGCACATATTTTGCAGGTGGTAATCAAAGCGGGCGGAGAATAAGCAGCAGACCCAGTCCTGGAATTGCAGCCCCTGCTCTACCGCGTCCCGGCTCTTGGCGTCAGGATACCTCACCTGTTGCCGCAGCCGCTGGTTCTCCTGCTCCAGTTCGGCGATCCGCTGCTCCAGTGACCTCGTTTCCATACGCCTCCCACCCGTCCCTTGGCGGCCCGCGCCGGAATAATTCGAGCCGCCTGCCCCGTGGGTATAGCGTCTCGATCACCGAATAGAAATATTCCGGCTTGCGGCTGTGGTCAGCCCGCGGCTCGGTGTAGACGCTGGGAAACAGCCGGCGCACATCGGGCTGACAGGCACCGCGGGTGCAGACATACAGCAACTCGTGGCGGACCGAATTGTAGTGGCCCTGGACGTGCCTTTCCTTGTGCCAGATAAACTGCGCCTTGTACTCGAAGCCCCAGGCGTCGATCACCGCCGCAACGTCGAGCGCCATGGGCGCGGTCACCCACAGATACAGCACCGCGTCATCTAGTGCCCAGTCGAGTACCGGCAGCGCGCAAATGTCGGCAAGAGACATCACCGGATAATGGTCGCGTTGCTCGCCGAAAGTGTCCGGCTGCGTGTTGCCATAGGACCACGGCGGGTCGGCATAGATCACTCGGAATTTGCCGCTGGGCATCAGCAGTTCGGCATTCACCCTGTCATCAGCCAGGACCAGCCGGCGGGCTTCCATGACCCGCGTGCCCAGTGCCATCCTATCCCGCACCATCGTCCGTTGTTCGGGGGTAAGTCCGCGTAACGCGAAATCCAGCCGCAGCGCACCGAATATGCCAAGTTCTGCAACGTCTTGCCTTAAGACAACACCCCCATGCACCGAAATGAATAGTTGAGCGTAGCGTTGCGCATTTCGGTAGGGCACCCGCGCCTTCTGCTCGACCCAGTCCTGCCACCTGATACCTTGGGTGTCCGGATGCAGCTTTGCGATAATGAGCTTCTCTCCAGCCTCCAAGGCACTTTCTGCGGTGTGCCGGCTGTGCCGCACCACCGACTCATGCGCCGCCCGGATTTCTGCTGCCAGCACGTCCAGCGGATGCGGTATCCGGCCGGTAACCGCAGTCGCTAATTCGGTGAGACTGAGCCCCTCCGGCATCATTTCCTCCCGCGGTTGAGCGTCGCCAGCACCCCGGCCATCGGATCGTCCTCCTCCTTCTCAGCCAGCCGCCGGCTGCGCAGCAAGTGACCACACCTGATCGAGCAGTTGATGATCTCGCTCCGGCGATTGTCACGCAAGAACGGCTTGCCACACTCCGCGCAGGGCGTGAGGTTCGGTATCAACCGGGTGTTGCGCTCCAGCATCCTGCGCGGCCCGGTCTGCGTTGTCGTCACGTCAAATCGGTTTACCTGTTCGGCGAACAGCACCCAGCGCATCCGATCGTTTGAGGCGTCGGTCTTGTAGCCGCCCTTGCGGTAGCGCCGGGTCGCATGGTGCAGCGGAATATCCCGCCGCACCTGATCAAACAATTCGCCTGCGGTCAGGGTGGTGGTGCATGAGGTGAGGATGGCGCGGATTTCCGCGCGCCAGCCACGAACTCGGCTTCCGCCTTCGCCTCCTCGATCAGCCGGTCCAGTTCCTCCTCCGCTGAGTCCAGCCGGTCCCTTGCTGTCGAGATCACCGCCTTCGCGCGCTGCAATTCCGACAGGCCGCCAAGGCCCGCCAGATGCACCCGCTGGATGCCGCCCTCGGTCAGTGAATTCACCCCCCGGCCCAGGCCCACCAGCTTGGTAGCCTTCGAGGAAGGGGCCCGCATCCGCTTGCGCTCGCGGTCGGTCCGCCGGTCGGTAAGCTCCTTGTCGCGATCCATCAGCAGCTTCAGCACCGCCTTCTCGGTTGTGCATTTCTGTACCTCCTTCGCCAGACTGGTGCCGTTGCCGCCCTGCAATTCCTCATGCTTGGCGATCAACTGCGCCGTGGCCAGGAAGTTGTTGAGGTTGGTGATCTGTTGCAATGCCAGCTTCACCGCCGGCTTGAAAATCCGCTCATTGCGGAAAATTGTGCCGATCCCCAGGTCGTCGGCGCGGTCCTCTACCTCGCGCAGTTTCAGGTAGTTGTCCACCGCCTTCATCGACAGGCCGGCGATCTTGGCCAAATCCTTCGGGCCCTTGTCGGGATACTTCGCCCGCATTTCGGCGATCTGGATCAAGTTGTCGGTCTCGGTGGGCCGGTCACCCTCCAGGCAGTTGGAGAAGCGCAGCAGGACATCGATCCGGTAGGGATCAGCCTCCCGGACCACGATGGCGTCGAAGGTGGTGCGATCGGCTTCCAGCGCGCCCTTGGTCCGGTGCCGTCCGTTCAGCAGGTGCTTCAGCCGCTTGCCGACCATCTCGTGCAGCAACACCGCGGGGAATTCGTCCCCATCGATCATGTTGCACCCGTAGTGGGTGGCCCGGACGGTATCCAGCTTGCGGGTGAGCCGGGCCGGATTTTCATCCGCCTCCCGCAGGTCGATCAGCGCGATCGGGTGGTCAGGGACGAATTCCCAGGCATAGCCATTGCGGGTAAGCCAGGACTCGATCTTGGGGTCGTGGGCCATTTATCCTCCTGTGGGTATCTGCGACGAACCCAGGAAGAATGGCGGTGTCCCGCAATAAATGCAACATAGACATCTGAATTTTTCAGGGTATATTTGCGAGGGAGGATATTGCCATGAGGCTGTGTATCGACTGCGTCCACCTGCTGCCCCGACACACCGACGAGGAGGATGCCGACGAGCGCCGCAAGTGCGCCCACCCGTCGGCGCTGGTAGACTCCACACCCAGTCCGGTGACCGGCCGCACCCCGCCGCCCTACCGGATCACCGCCGGGCTAAATCGCTCCTGGACACAGGCCCATAGCGGGCACACCCTGTGCGGGCCGGACAGCAAGTTCTTTGAGCCCATCGAACTTCCCGGCTTTCGTTAGGAGAGACCATGGACACGTCTGACATCCTACCGGCCATCCCAGGCAGCTACGCGGTCTGGCTCGATGGATCGACCATCTGGAATCGCTACAAGGCCGGCGAGCACTTCGACCACTACCGGCACCACGATATCATCAGGGCGACGGTCCCCATCCTGGGCTGGGAGCACCGCAAATGGCGCGGCTCGACCACCAGTTGCTGGCCGATCCTGGCGGCAGCCGATGCTCCGGATTTTGATGTCGAGAATGGCGGCGACACCGTGCTGATTGTCCAGCCGGACAAATCGGTCTTCTCGGTGTGTCAGTACTTCAACGATGGCGAGGAGCGCCATCTGATTGACGCCGAGAGATTTTCCGATCTGACCCATGCCCTCAATCACTACCGGTGGCGGTGGTTCCACCACGCCCAGAAGCACAAGGCGGAGACCGAGCGCCGGCAGGAGGAGGAGTGGAAGCGCCGCGCCGCCCAGACCGACCAAGTGTTCGACACTGGCTTGTCGGGCATGGAGCCGGAGGGTCAGGCGTAGGGCACCATCTCCGGCGAGATCGTTAATTGCCGGGGACGCACAAGCTGCCGCTGATGCCACGCCCAGATTAGCGCGGCATCGGCGGCGTTGTGATTGGAAATCTGCCAGTGTTTGCGATGCCGGCACCATGCCAGGACCGCGTCCTTGATCGCCCCGCGCTTGCCGCCCGGTATCCGGCAGAAGCCCATCAGGTCCTGCCGCACCAGATCAGCCGAGATCGAGGACAGCGGGATTTCGTAGCCGTAGGCGCGCAGCAGCACGATCGCCCGCATCCCGTAGAGCAGTGCCGCCGCCGCGGTTGAGTCGTGCGCCATGACATGCAGCGGCGATTCCACCGCCAGCTTGGTCGGCTGCCACTTCTCGATCATGTCGCATAGCTCGCTGTCCAGCACCTGAAATCTGGGTGCCTGCCCGCCCAGCACCGGCGTGGTGATGTAGCCGGACAGCGGCTGTGGCCAGTCCAGCGGACCGTAGGCCCAGCCGATGGTGGAGCCCAGATCGAGGGCGAGGAGCCCGCCTTCAGGCGTCGGGATCGGCGGCTTCGAGGTCGGAGGCGAGATCATGCAGATATTCCGCAATCACTCGCCCGCTCGCGTCAACAGGCCATCGCGCGGTGAAGGTGTAGGCGTCATCCGCCGCGGAGAGGGTGATCCCCACCTGTCCCTCCGTCTGGGTAAGCCGGAGGTACCAGCGCGATTTGGTCACTCCGCCGCCTCACCGGGGCTGGGAAACTGCGCCACGTTGGACATCTTGCGCGCCGCCCGTTTGGCCCGGCCGCGCTTCTTGGCGGCGGCCTTGCGGTAGTTCGGCCCGGCCTTGTTTTTACTGCCCTTGGGACGGCCACGGGGGCGTCTCGGCTCCGGCGACTCCTCCGGCAGCATTGATGGCTGTGCCGCCCGCTTACGGCCCGGCACCCGGCGCGCCGCGTTGCCCACCCGGCCGCCTTCGGTCCCGACGGTAGCGCTGCGCACCTCATTGCCGCGGCCCCAGCCATTGCGCCACTGCTGCGCCATTTCCGAGCCCGGCGGATAGGGATTGCCGTCCGCCGCTGCGCCGCCCAGACCGGCCTGATAGCCCTTCTGTTCGCCGTCAAACAGCGTGTCGGTGTAGCGCATCCGGTCAGACACCCGAATATCCAAGTTGGGCAGCATCTCGCTGAGTGCCGCGCCATTTTCCGGGTAGCGAATGCCCTCCACCCGGATGCGCGAGATCAGCCGCTGCCGGCGGGTCTCTGGGTCCTGTCGGGCCCAGGCGATCGACTCGGTGATCGCCTCCACCGGCAAGCCCTCTGCCTTGGCGCGCTTGACGTTGGCGCGGTGCCGGCCGTTGGCTTCGTCGCAGGCCAACTTGGAGCGCGACAATTCGTGTATCCAGTGTAGGATCGTCTCTGGCGGGATATTCGACCCAAGCGACTCGCTCATGCTGCTAACCTCCTGTTGCCGCGACTATATGTTGGCCGAACGGCATTTGTCAGCAAGTCCGCCGGAATTTTCTGTTAATCATCGGGTGATTGGCCTATTCTATCGCCGCACACGTCCACCCAAGGAGTTCCCTATGAGCCGTTCTCCCCGAGCCCGTCGCGGGCTTGACCCGATTCGCGTCGATCAGCCGGAGCCTGGACTCTGGAAGCTGCGCCGTTACTCCGGCGGCTGGCCTTATGTGCCGGCCCGGATTATTTTCGAGGGCGGGCTGTGGTCCGCGGTGATTGACGGCAAGGAAGCCGGACTGCCGAATGCCGACCCCGCCATGGCCGACGGCGTGATGGACATCTGGCTTGCCGACAAGGAGCCGATCAGCGCGGCGGAATACAATTACCGCACCAGCGAGGACCCCGACGCCCGCCCGATCCCGCTGAAGGCATGGGCGCGCCAGAGCTATCCAGACCACCCCTGTCTCGATCCGCGTAAGCAGGTGGACCCCACCACGCTGCGCCTCACCCCGGAATTCGGCAATCCGACGCCGCCCGCGCCGCTGGCAGTAGAGCCGCTCAATCGGCCGCCGCCGCCATCCCCGCTAGAGCCCAAGGCGATCGTCGAATGGCTGGCGTATGAGGAGGAGGCGCTGGCCGCCTCTATCGCCGCCGACGTGGCGCAGTTGGCCAGGGACGCTGAGACCACGGAGATCACCACCGAGGCCCGGTTGGGCGAGATCGGCGGCAACATGGACACCGCCAAGGCCCATCTGCGGCTGGCCGAGAAGCACCGGACCACGGCCAAACGCCCATTCCTGTTGGGCGGCCGGGCGGTCGATGAATGGTTCGCCAAGCTCCTGAAGCAGCTTGATACCGCGATGGCCCCAGTGCAGCGGCTGATGAATGACTACGCGGCCAAAGAGGACGCCCGGCGGCGGGCTGAGGAAGCCGTCCGTGCCGCCGCTGCCCAGGCCGAAGCGGAGCGCCTCGCCAAGGCGGCCAGGGAGGCGCTACAGCGGGAGACGCCGGCCGCGCCACAGCTACTGGACGACGCCCGCAAGGCCGCCCTGGAGGCCCAGGAGGCCCAGGAATTGGCATCTGGCCGCACTGCCGATCTCACCCGCGCCGACACCAGCTATGGCCGCACCATGTCGGGCCAGGAGACCTGGAGCTTCCAGATCACCGACATCAGCAAGGTGCCGCTCAAGTACCTCCAGGTGAATGAGGCACTGGTAGGCCAGACGCTGCGCGCCTATGCCAGTGACGACGTGGTGGCCGCGCGCGAGGATGCGAAGGCTGGCCGCTCGCCAATTCCCGGCATTAAAATCAACCGCTCGATCGTCATGAGGAACCGATAAAATGAGTGACACCAAACGGAGGCCGCTCACCACCCCCAACCTGCCGCGGGAGAATTACGTGCCGATCAAGGCGGCCAGGAATCTGGAGGAGCTATTCCTGTCCTCCGAGTTCCGCGAGCGCATCATGGCGTCGGTGCCGACCCACATCACCCCGGATCGGATGCTGTCGGTGTGCCTGCGCGCGCACAGCGGCAATCCGCTCCTGGTAAAGGCCACACCGACCAGCTTTGCCGGAGCCTGCCTCACCGCCAGCAATATCGGCCTGGAGCCGAATTCGGCGTTAAATGAAGCGCACCTGATCCCCTTCAGGCGCACCATCAAGGAGCGCGGCAAGCCGGACCGCGAGGTGGTCGAAATCCAGGTGATCTTCGGCTATTCCGGCCTGCTGAAGCTGGCCTACAACACCAAGCAAATCCTCAACACGTCGGCGAATGTGGTCTACACCGGCTCCGACGTGTTCGACTGGCAGGAAGGGACCGACAGCTTCCTGAAATTCAAGCGCGGCGGCCGGCGCGAGCGCAGCGCCGATGACCGGCCGGAATACGCCTACTTCCACGCCAACACGGTGGGTGGCGGACAGGCCATCGAAGTCTGGCCCTACGGCGAGGTGCTGCGCATCCGCAACATGAGCCAGGGCTACCGGCGCGCACTGCGGGCACTGGAGGAGGCGCAGAAGGAGGGCAAGCGGCCCCCGCTCACCTGGACCGCCGCGCCGTGGGTCGCCCACGAGGAGCCGATGGCGCGCAAGACCATGATCCGCCACGGCACCAAGTACCTGCCCAAGTCGGCCGAACTGGCCAACGCCGTGCGGATTGACGAGGCCCACGACCGCCGGGACATCGACTACGGCAAGGTGATCGACATGGCCGGCACCGACGCCAATCCGGACTATGCCAGCGCTGCGGCACACCTGGGCGAGCGCAGTGATGATCCCGAGCCCGAATACATGCCCACCGGCAGCCCTGGGGCGGCTCCTGATGCCGCCTTCACCGATCGCCGCCCCGACAGCACGGCCGACGCCGGACGCCGCCCAGAAGGCTCTGAGGCCGAGCTTGAGGAGTTCCGCCGTTGGAAGGCCGCCCAGCCCGCGCCCATCGTTCAGGAAAAGCCGGAGCCGCTGACCGACCCCTCCTTCGAGGCGTTTCTGATTGACGAGGTCGGGGATTATGACCCCGAGCCGTTCGTTGATCCGGTGCAGTGGGCCCGCGGCTTCATCAATCTGTGGCAGCACGCCCGCGACACCGCCACCTTGCTGGAGAACAACGAGCAGGCCCTGGAAGAAGCCAGGAAATTCCCGATCGCCGACCAACTCCTCGCGGTGATGGAGGAGCGGCGCGATCTGCCCAAGCTGCTGTCCGTCATCCTGAAGGAGAGCCGCGAGGGCAAGCCGGACTGGCGAGGCTACACCGCGGAATTCCGGTCGGTCCTGTTCGGGCTACGCGGCGATCTCGCCACGTGGCTGGATTTCCAGCGCGAGGTGATGCAGCGGGCCCCGTTGCCCACCCGGCTGCTGCTGCTGAAGCACATCCGCGAGCGGGGTGACCAACTGAAGGCCGGGCTGCCGGAGTGGGTGATCGATCTCACCGGTGCACCGGGCAAGCCACCGACGCCGGCACCGCCACGCCCCCAGCCGAAGCTGGTGACCGACGACAAGGACGCCCGCTGGGTGGACGACATCATCCACACGCTATCCGAGCACACCACCGCCAGGGCAGTGGCCGAGCTTGGCGCGTCGCCCGACGTGCAGCGGGAGATGAAGCGGCTGCGGCGGGAGAATCCGGCGCAGTTCGAGCGTGCCGACAACGCCTTCGCCGCCAAGCTGGAGGAGCTTGGCCCGCCCGACGAGCCCGAGCCGCCGGACGCCGCGTGATGGATCAGGAATTCATCCGGGCCTACCGGATGGTCTTCCGGCGCTTACGGCCCGACACGATCGAGGAGCGCCGCCGTCTGCACCAGCGCAAGATGGCGATCCGCTTCGCGATCTACTGCGGGCTGATGACGGCCTTGTTGCTTCTGTTTGTCGGCGGTGTCGCGCTGGTCGGCACCGTCCTGCTCTCAGGATTTCTGCCATGGTAAACTTCCGCACCGAAGTCCAGGAAATGCTGGAAGGGCTGCGCGCGGACGGCCAGGACGCCGCGGCTGATCACCTGGAGGAAGTGGTGATCCCGCTGTTCCGCGACAGCGATGACAGCGTCATGATGGCTTCGGCCAACCTGCACGCCACTGCCATTATCGCCGGCAACATCACCAACGGCGGCGATCCGTTCGACCTGATGACCATGGTGCGCACCATCGCGGTGGCGATCGCTCAGTACCTGCACGAAAGCACGGCCCTGGACGGATTGGCCATGCTGCGCGCCCTGGCCGGCACCTTGCAGGATGACGCTGAGCGCATCGAAGCGGCGGCGGACGACGAGGACGAGGAGGACGACGAATGAATGCTTGCCATGACTGCGGCGCTACCGGCAAGGAGGCCACCTTCCCGCGCCGCCGGCCGATCCCCGATCTGCTGTTGTGCGAGGACTGCATCCTGGAGCGCGGCCGGTGCGCCCGCTTCGCCCCGGCGGTGGACTCCCGCCGCGAATACCACGCCAGCACCGCGTTCTTCCGGCTGGCCAAACAGCCGAATATGTTCGAGCCGTAAAAAAGCCCCCGCCTTGGGAGAGACGGGGGGTCAGGGGAGGTTTGAAGGAGATACTCCTAGTCCGTTGGCAGCCTACTGAGGTCACGCCGCGTCACGCAACTCCCCATTCGGCCGCGGCCCTAACTGAGCGCTCTGCGCCTGTCGCTGCGCCTGGGTGCGGATCGCCACGATCAGGTCGGCCACCTTCTTGAATGGCTGATCGCCCAGGTAGTCGAACACCATATTCCAGTGCGACAGCGGCAAGGTCACGGTGATGTCGGGATTGTTGGGGTCGTTCATGTGCTCTCCTGTAGTTCGATGATGTGGTAGGCGTCGCCGTCGTCCACCGGCTTTCCCCGGCCACCCTTGAAGCGGATGGTGCGGCGCTGGCAGGGCTGGCCCATCCATTGGTCGACCACCTCCAGCCCCTCCGTGGTCTCGGCTTCGAGGATGCAGGCGTGGCTGCGACCGTCGGTGTGATTGCCGTAGCGCCCGTCGCTATCAAATGTCGCGATGGCGGCCCCAGCCGGCACGTCGCCGTCGCGCACCAACATGCCGCGCCGCCAGTGCGCGGTAGGCGGTAGGCCGGCGAGTTCGCGGACCAGCGCCACGCAATGGCCGGTGCCCACCCGGACGCCCAGGTGCCGCCCGGGCTCGCGCGCGATCGTGGTCATGGCATCCGGACTGGATTCAAATTCGGCATTATTATCTGGGCTGGCTTCGCCCCCGGCATCTCAGGCAGCGGCGGCCCCCGTGGTGGCTCACCTGGAATGATCGGCTGCATCGGCTCCGGCGGCGGGGGGGACTGCGGCAGGTGTGGCAGCGGCGGGTGGGCGGCGGTCTCTACCGGCTCCGGTGCCTTGGGCATGGTCGGGCTTGCGGGATCGTCAGACATGCAGGGCCTCCAGTTTGGCGTTCAATTGCGCAATGGCACGGAAGGCATGGACCAGCATGGTGTGGGTATCGAGCGCCAGTGTCGCATCCGCGCCGTGCTCCATAACCACGTCAGGCAGAGTCTGGCGGATTTCCTGGGCGATGATCCCGTGCGGCACGTGCTGACCGTCCAGCCTGCGGTCATAGGCGTGGATCGGGGTGCGGCAGATCGCAGCGAGGCTGTCGAAGTCATCGGCCGGTGTGATGTTGTCCTTCAGCCGTTCGTCCGACGGTGTGTAGATATGCCCGGCGACGAAGAAATTACCGCCCCAGTCCAGATTCATCAGCCCGTTATAGCGGTTGCCGTTGCCGTCGGCCGCGCCCCATTCCAGCCCGCCGCTGCCGCAGTCCCACGACGCCGCGTTGCCGGTGGACGTATTGTAGACGGCAATCTGCGGCCAGCCGCCCTGGGCCATCACCTTGCTGCCATAGCTGACCACCGAGCCGTTGCACCAGATCGCGCCGCCGGCTGAGATATTCTGGCCGACAACGCAATTGGCGGAGATCGAGGCTCCGCCGTAGGCGATCAGCCCGGCCGCAGCGACGATGTTGTTGCCGGAATAAATCTGTCCGCCGACCGAGGCACCTCCGGCGACATTGAGTTGGCCGCCGGGCTGGACCCACACCCAGGCAGACGATGGGTTGCCCGAGCCGTCCAGACCACCGAACACCAGATTGCCGTCGTTCCAGAAGCCATTGTTGGACCCAGCACCGTAATTCCACGCCGACACCGACGACGCCCCGCCGGATTGGCTGATGATCCGGCCGTTGAGCGACAGGATATGACCGGAGGTCTGAAAATTCGCCGCACCGTCGAGGAACATGCTCTGGCCACCGGCGCAATACCATGTGCGATTGCCGTTCGTGCCATCCCAGCCATCCCACCAATTTCCCGCCCACTGCCGGTAGCGGGTGCGACCGTCGGAGAAGTTTGCGAAGTCGCCGATATTGGCGAACCAGACCGAGCTTCGGAAGCCGGAGCCGCCGTTGACCACCAACGAGCCATTCACCTGCAAGTTGCCGGTGAGAGTCCCACCAGAGAGCGGCAAGTAGCCACCCACCACGCCGCTGACCCAGCCTTGCAAGGCAAGATTGCCCTCATAGGTGCCGTCCACCCAGGCCAGGATATTCGCGCCATCCCAGCCGAATTCGTGGGCGTGCGAGTAAGTGCCGACCGCATAGTAGATGCCGGTGCCGCCGGTGAAGATGATGTCGCCGGACAGGTAGCCGCCGATGCTGGGCAGGAATGGCAGCGGCTGATTGTTCAGGGTCGGCACCTGGGCAAAGTTGACGATGCCGGTGGCGCGATTGATCGAGATCGGCGTGCCCAGCACCGCGCCGCTGTCGGCAAAGCGAGACAGCGAGAAGTTGCTGCCGGCGTTCTGCCCGGTCTCCGGTGTCACGTCGCCCAGCGCCATCTGCCAGCGCGCCACGTTGTTGGTGTAGCCGGTGAGGAAGTCTCCGTTGGCGGCGTGCGAGTTCAGCGCGAAATTCGCGTTGGTGCCGGTCGGCGAGTTGATCTGAATCAGCGGCGAGTTGACCACCAGATTGCCGGTGAGAGTACCTCCGGTTAGCGGCAAGTAGCCGGTGCCGATCGCGGCAATCGCCGCCGCCTGCACCGCCGCGGTGAAGGTGTTCTGCAAGGCCGCCATGCCGGTGGTGGTGCCGTCGTCCAGCATGTCATTGCCGGTCTCGGTGATGCAGAACTCACCGATCATCGCGGAGATCAGCGACGCCTGCCGCCAGACCTTGTTAAGCTGGGTGCTGATCGCGGTGCCGGTGGCAAAGCCAAGGATGCGCCATGTGGCGGCCACATCGATGTAGTTTGCCTGCGTTTCGACATCCGCCGCGGGATCAGCCGCGAAGGTGACAAAGTCATTGGTCGCCATGCGTTTCTGGCCCCTTGTTTTACTGCGACTGGATGATCTGACCCCAGGCTGCCTCGTTAAAGCCGCCGAACTGATTGGCGGCGGTCAGCGGCAGATTAAATGCAAAAATGGGCACGCCCTGCACCGTGGTCTCGATGATGTTCACCAGCACCCCGGACGGTCGCACCGGAAAGTCCTGCTCCAGCACCGCGAGCAAGGTGGCCGACAGGAAGGTGTTCGGGATGATCACGTCCATCGCCATCAGGCCGGTCGGCGTGTCGCCCTTGTCCTGCACCACGATGCCGGGAAAGACTTCGTCCAGCGCCGCCTGCACCGAGGGCAGAGCGCCATCCCAGGCATTCGCAATGGCTTGCAGCTTCAGCACCGCGCGATAGGTGGTGTCGTCCAGCGCGGTCAGCGCGTCAGTGTCCTGATAGGGCCCGAGCCATATCCCCTGATTGAAGCCCACCTTATCGGTGTTGAAAGCGAAAAATACGCCGGTGATCGGCTCCGTGACGTAGCGGTTCCGGTTGAGCCACTGGCCCACCATGTCCAACTGCACGCCGATCGCGGTGTCCAGGTCGAAGTCGGCGGTGAGCTTGGCCAGCATCGCCTGCGCTTCCACCAACGGTTGGATCAGCGCCGCCACGGTGGACATGAATTTCGGCCGGGTGCTGTTCCATGACGGGACCAGCCCGAGATACGTGCTGAGGTCGTTTGCCATTTTAGCTGACCGTGATCACCACGTTGGCCGGATCACACATCGCGATCTCGAAAATCGCCACCGGAATATTGGCGGTGCTGTAGGAGGCCCCGGTGCCATCCACCGGCGTGCCCATGGTCATCGCGGTGATGTCGTAGGTGTTCGACGCCGACGGCGGCTGCCCGGTCGTGGTGTCGCACAGATTGGCCGGGGACCACAGCTTCGAGTACACCACCTCCTCGCCGGAGCCCTGACCATTGATGTAGTCGGCGATGGTCTGCGAGATCGCCAGCCCGATCACCGAGGAATAGCCCGGCTTCGCGGTGAGTGTGATCGCCACCCCGACCGGCTTCTGCGTCGGCACATAAAATCCGATGTCATGCGGCAGCCCGTAGACATCATCGGTCGATACCCGGGTCGTGCCTTCGGTGTAACAGCCGGGGGTCTTGTGATGCAGGATGGTCTGGCAGATCAGCGCCGCGTCGCCGCCTTCGATCACCAGCCCGATCGAGTGCGCCGACAGCCCGGTGGTGGCGTCGGTAGCCCCGGTGTCGTTCTCGTAGATTTTGCCGCCGGTCACCCCCGGCAGCGACAACACCGCGCCCAGGATGCCGGCGAGCACGCTGGCCGACGGCAGCCCGGCCGACGTGCTCTGGCGCACCCGCAGCGCCGCATCGGTCTCCACCGGCGCACCAGGATTGGCGGCGGTGGGATTGTTGACGCTCTGCCAGCCTCTGGTGGGACTGCCGATCCGGGTGATATCGCCCGGCTGCGCGGTGAGCGCGCCCGGCTGGGCGGCGGTGGCGGTGACCGTGATGGTCCCGGAGGGCGGGATCAGCACTGACACCGGCAAGTTCCACCGCTGCGATGCCACGTCGGTGGCGTAGCCGTTGGAAATCGGGGTGCCGGCTTGGCCGACCAACACCAGATCGACCATGGAATTCGACGGCAGTTGCCGGGTCATCCCGTTGATCTTGACCATGCTGCTCAGTCCGACGCCCTGGGCGGTGGACGGCGAGAAGCTGTTGTAGACCGCGAGGCAGGCGCTGTTGGTGTCCGCCAGCGCCAGCGCCAGCACCCCGATCAGTTGCCCGTCCTGGCTGTCGTTGGAGGTGACGATGTCGCTGCCGTAGATGCGTTGAAACTGCAAAATCAAGTAGTTTTGGATGTCGGTGAAGGTGGGCGCGTGGATACCGTACTGGTCCACATAGGCCGCTGTCGGGGAGAGTGTGCCGCTCATGGGACCTCAGTAGGTGCCGGGATCGAGCAAGGTGACCACGAACTCGGTGATGTCGGCCTCTGGGCCGAACAGCATGTTGGCCGGGGTCATGGTGATCTTGGTGCCTTGGGTCTCGGACGCGACCAGCCCGACCCGGACGGCCGCGGAGATCGCGGGTGGGGTGGGCGTCGGGCCCAGCGCCGCCTCGCGCATCGCGTAGGAGGACAACATCTTCACCGGCCGGGCTGCGACGGCCCTGGGCGGCGGCCAGCCCTCCGGCCCCACCAGGACGAGCGTCGGCCGGGCGGGAGGCTCAGCGGGCTTCCCAAGGGCCGGGCGGGGCATATCCATGCGCCCCGGCACAACGCGCAGCGCGACGGACATCAGAAGCGCCCCGGATCAAGCGCGGTGATGCTGAATTCGGTGATGTCCGCCTGCGGCCCGATCGGCAGGTAGGCCGGCGAGGCACTGATCGTGGTGCCGCGTGTGCCGGCAGTGAGGCCGAGTAGCTGCGCCCCGGGCCCAGGCGGCACCGCGCCCACCGGCAGGCTGCCGGGCAGCCTCGCTACCGCCACCCCGGCCGGGCCGTAGACCGTCCGGATCACCATCGCCGCGGTCCAGTTGCGGGTGTTCGGCTCCGACAGGCTGTTGTAGCCGGTGAGCGCGGACACGCCCTGGGTATCGAACACGCGCGAGCGCACCACCGCGTCCCGGGTGCCCTGGGTGCGCTCGCCCAGCACCCGGGCATTCCACGGCGTGCCGTCCGCGGTGTCGGCGAACCATTCCCCGTAGTTGAGCCGCAGCCGGGTCATCACCAGTTGCGCCACCGCTTCGGGCTGATTGACCAGGAAGTCATTCTGGCCGCGCCCAAAGGTCATGTCGCCGGTCGGGTCCAAGCGTCGATATCTCATGGCTCATCCCCTCAGACCCATCAGAAACAACATGATCGCCGCACCCACGACGATGACCAGCAACGCACGGGTGGTGGTCACGGGCCGGCGAACACCGTGGGCGAGCCACTGGTGATGGCAGCACCGCAGCCGGCAGTATCGCCGACGTAGATTGCCTTGCGGCCGTCCACCGTGATCGTGGTCGGCGGCGTGCCGTGCGACAGCGCCGTGGTGCCGTGTCCGGTGATCGGACAGCTATGGCTATCGCCTTCCCGCGCCACACCCTTGCCATCCGCCGTGACCGAGGACGAGGCCGACACGATAGTGCCGCCGTGGTCACTTCCGTCGCCCAGGCGCGCCAGCGCTCTCATCGATACAGTTTCGCCCGCACGGCGCAGTCCTTCGCCTCCAGGAGCTTGCGCAGGGCGACCGTGCGCTCCGGGTTGCGTGGCAGCACATCGACCAGCTTGTTGGCTAGTTCGCAGAACGGCATCGACACTTCCTGCAATTCCACCGGAAGATGCAGGTAGCCAAAAAATTGCAATAACGGCTCTTGCTCTGGCGTCATCGGAACAATCCCAACAGTTGATTGATCGACAGCAACATGATGGCGATCAGTATCCAGTCGATCACGTCATGCGGCAGCCAGCGTTTCATCACACTCCACACATCCAGCGTAGCCACTGATCGAATGCGGCAAAGCTGAGCTTGCCAGCGCGCCACAGTTTTTCGATCCGGCGGTTGGCTTCGATCTGCTCTTTGCTCATGGATTTTGCTGGATCAGCGGCGAGGTCATGGTGATCGACTGGCCGGCGTTGAGCACGATCTTCTGCGCCGTGATGGTCACCGTGTTGGACGCCGGATTGAGGTCGATCACCATCTGACCGTCGTCCGAGCGAAGCTGCACCGTGGTGGTGGAGACCGGCGCGCCCGCGTTGCGGAATAGTCGATTACCGCCGCCGCCCGGCACCTTGGGCAGGCTGCGCACGCCGATCAGCGCGAAGCCGTCGTTGATGTCGTGCATCCGCCAGTCCGAGGGTGGGTGCAGTTGGCCCAACTGCCACCAGTGATCGATCGAACGCTGCGAGAAGATGATCAGGCAATCATCCCCCGGCTGGATCGGGTAGGTGAGCAGATGACCGCCACCACCAGGAAACACCACCGGCACGTCGTGCAGTTCGGCGATCGTGATGTGGCTCTGGGTGCCGTCGGTGTTGATCTGCACCGCCTGGATCGAAGGCTGCACATTCACCGTGAGCGCGGTCGGATTGAACGAGACCACCGTGGCCGGCATCGCGGTGTTGATCTGCGCCTGTCGGCCGTCGTGCACCGTCTGCAAGGCTTCCAGCCCGTCCGAATAGCGCTGCCGGATGTCGAGATAGTCGCTCATGTCGGGGTCACGTTGGGCAGGAAATACAGCCGCGTGCTGAGGCCGAGCGCATCGAAGGTCGGCACCGCGGTAACATCGCCATCCGAGGTGATCCACAATTGCCCAGGGATATTCAGGTAAACGTATTGTTCGAGCAGATCGTGCCCGCTCACCAGCGGAATGCCGCACACCAGCGGATTGCCCAGACCGTCGTTGATGTCCAGCACCCAGCCGCCCATGTCGGCGTCGCGGTAGAGCAGCACGAACTGGTATTGATTAGGATCGAGCGGCAGGAAGAATTGCTGCGGCGTGCCGATGACCAGGGGAATTTCCTGGGCCAGCACCTCGATGTCGGTGCCGCTCATCCGAATGGCTTGTAGCCGCCAGCCGGCGGCGTGTAGCCGAAGAAGGTCGCGCCCTTGGACAGGAACGACTCCCGCGGCTTGGTGGTGCCGGTATCGGTGGTGCTGGCGGTCTTTGACGGCTGCGCCTGATCCGCCTGCCCCGGCGTGTCGGTGGTGGAAGTCGTGACGATAATGACTTCCTGCATCCGCGCTTCCACCATCAGCGAGTATTCGCTGTGCCGGTCGGTGGTGACGCGCAATTCGGCGATCAGCATATTCTTGTAGTTGCGCTTGCCGGTGGTGAGCGCGAACGGCATCGGCTTGGGATCGGTGGTCCCCGGGGTGCCGCCAGCCTGGAGCGAGAGCAGGGTGGCGTAGATGTCCTTCACCCGCTGTTCGGTGAAGGCCGAGAGCGCCCCAGTAGCTGCCCCCGCCAGACCGCCCGCCAGATCACTGAAGCCGCCGCCGGAGGAAAAGCCGGAGCCCACCGCGCCGAGCGGATTGGAATTGGTCCAGCCCAGCCGCATCACCACCTGCGATGGCTGACGGTAGGCGTGATCCGAGATAGGCGAGCCCGAGGCGACCGGATGATTGGTGATCTCCATTCGATCGGAGTGATGCTCCTCGATGGTCACGTCCGGAATGATGGTGTCGATCTGCCGCTGGGCACGGATGAAGGCCGGCATCAGCCCGGTGGCACTTAATGCCTGCGAGCCGACCGAAAATAGCTGACTCCCAGCAGAGATCAGGCCGCTCATACCAGCACTCCACCGGCCTTGCGCACGAGGTCCTCGTGCATCCTGGCCTGATTATCCGCTACCAGCCGCGCCCCGGTGTGCGGGTCCGGCGCGTGCAGATTGATCGCCACCTGATGATGCAAGTTCATCGGCCCTCCGGCCGAAGCGTGCTGCCGGGTCATCGGCGTCGAAGGCGCTGGAGTCGCGAAGTCTGCGGAGGAGGCCCGCTCTACATTCCTGGCCCACGCCATATGCCCGGGGCGATACTGCATCAGACTTTGCGCGCCGCCCGACTCAGCGACATCGAAGAATAGCCCGGCCGCCTGCTCCGCGGTCATCCCTCCCATCCGGCCGAGTAAGCCAGGGAATTTGGCGGCAAGCTCCTCCTTCATGAACATCAGTTGCACGTCCTCTTTGGACGCATCGAGCCCCTTGGATTTCGCCCAAGCAAACAGTGCCCGTCTGCGTGAGCCAGCCCACTGCATCAGCCCGTAGCCGCCCTGGCCGACCGGTGCCATCTTCGACCAGATGTCCGAGACGCCGCCGGACTCGGCCATCAGATTGGACACGATGCCCGCCGCGACATTGGCGGGTACTCCCAGCATGGCCATGATCTTGTCGCGCAGCCGGACCGCGTTGGCAGAGGCGTCCCGCGGCGAGATCGGATCGGACATGCCGCCGCCGGGCAATGAGCCCACCCCGCCGGTCGAGCCCAGCGAGCCCATGCCGGTCGGGCCGTAGGTGTCTTGGAAGTCCTTCGACTCAGCGCCGCCCACGTCATATTTCGACCAGTCGAAGGCGAACGGGTCACCGCCACCCGGTCCGCCCGCCGTGCCGCCAGTCACCACCGCGGTCGCCGCAGCCGCAGCCGCGGCAGCCACCGATGCAGGCGATGCCGCTGGCGTGGCGGTAGTGCCGGTCTTGCCACCACCACCGGTCTCAGCCGCAGCCGCGGGTGAGGAGCCAAGCGTGTGATGCCATAGCCAGCCCAGGCCGCCGCCGATCGCCGACGGCGCATTTCTCACCCCACGCCAGAATTGCTCGCGCCCCTGCTCCTGCATCTTCTTGCGTTCGTTCACCCGCTTGTCACCAAACAGGAAGCGCTCGACCGCCTCGCTGCCTTGTTCGAGTTTTCCCTTCAGCCACCCCGCGCCCATGATCGCTGCGGTCAGGAGCAGGAATTGCCCCAGTGACGACGTGGCCGCCGCGCCGATCGCCTTGACCGCAGCCTCCGCCTTGGCGAAGCCGCCCAGCATCCAGGCTCCGAACAGCACACTTGCCGCGCCGACCAGATCATTGAAGCCGTGCTCGACCCCAAAGATCGACTTCATCCAGCCGTCGATGCCTTCCTTGATGCCGGCGAATTTCTTCTGGAAATCCCCCAGGAAGGACCAGTTGATGGCCGACTTGCCGCCCGACGCCCAGGCGCTGTAGTCGTCCAGCAACAGCATGATCGCGCCGAGCGTCATCAACAGCCAGCCGAACGGCGATGACAGGATTTCCGTGCCGATCAGCCACATCGCGGCCTTCAGCCCGGCGAAGCCCTCGATGATGTGCCGGATCATCGGATCGAGATTGCCGATCCATTCGGTAAACTGCCCCAGGCCGCGCACCACGAACATGATGGTGTCGCCGAACGCAGTTAATGCCTGCGCCGCCCCCTGCACCCAGGCGATGATCTGCGGCATATGCGCCTGCATCATCCCCAGCATGGTCTGCATGTTTTTGTTGAGGCCAGGGAATAACGCGACCGCAAATGCCTGCGCAATCTGCTCGATCAGCGCCCACCATTGTCGGAAGGTATCCATGACCTGATGCGACAGAATACCGAACCGACCGAGATTGCCGCCGGCCTTGTTGATGCTCTCGGTGAGCTTGTCGAACCACGCCAGTTGCGCCTGATATTCCGGACTGCTGACCGCACGCAGGGCGTTTTCACTGATCCCCATCATGCCGGCCATCGCCAGCCCGCGCGCGTAGCCGACACTCCCCTGCGGCCCCATCCGGCCGATGATCTGGCCGAGTTGCTGCATCTGGTGCGCGGTGTCGGTGGCGGTCACCCCGAGCATCCGCATATACGCGGTGGCGGCCGGGCCGTAGGTGCGCTGGAACCTACCCAGCGACTCCATCGAGGATTTCGCGTCATCGGCCGATGTGCCCAGTTGGCTCATCGCGAAGGTGGCCGCCTGGATGTCGTTGACCGTCGAGCCGATCCGCTGGCCCATGAAGTACAGTTGCTCGCCGGCCCGCGCCATCTTCTCGGCAAACGCGATCACCGCGCCGGACAGTGCCACCACCTCCGCCGCCACCCCGGAGACCGAGCCGGCCATCCGCTTCAGCCCATCGAGGAATGAGCGCTGGCTGGCCGCGTCTACGCCGTAGCGGACACTTACTAAGAATTCTTGTAAAAGCTCAGTGGCGGCCATTATCTCGCCTCCACGCACGTTCGTACTGGCGGATGTGATCCTTGTTTGCCGCGCGCCAGTTAGCTCTCAGGAGGTCCATCCGAGCCTTGTTCCTGGCATAATATGCTGCGGTCTTGGCTATCTTGGGCGCTGGATCAGCGGCGTAGCGCTCCTGCTCATATATCAGAAGGCAAGCGACGCACTTCTGTCCGGACACAGTCCGCTCCGACACGTGGCCATACTTGCACGGCTTGCCGGTGAAGAAGCGTTTCAGCCCCCGCGCCCTAGCCTCGATCAGAATAGGCGAAGCAGCGTTCATTTACTCTCCCGTCACCTTGATCCCGAGATTGGCCGCGGTCGGCACCGATGGCTCTGTGGTGAGGTCGGAATACCACGCGTTGCCGCGATTATCCCCGGTGTGCGTCACCTTGAGGATTTTGTAGCTACCATCGGCCGACACCTGGAGCTTGGCCGCGGCGTCGGCGGCCAGCGCCAAGCCCTTCTGCGGATCGGTGCTTTGATCGCCTTCCTGCTGCATCATGCCGCGTTGGTCGATCCGCAGCGAGCCGTTGGCCTTGAATGCCGGATTGAGCAGTGACCGCACGTGCACGCCCTGGCCGGCGACGATCGAGGGAATGCCGATCATGCCGTGGGCGGTGTTCAGCACGATGGCCGGTGACGGCAGGGTCTCATCGTAGCGCACGATATTCAGTTGCCCGCCATCGATAGAGGCGGTGGCGTTGTTGGTCCGGGTGATGTCGCGCAGCACGTCGCGTGCCATGCCAAACACGGTGCGACTGCGTGGGCTCTTGCTGTCATCCAGGTATTTCGAGATGTAGCCGACCGACAGCCCGAACGGAGCCATCGCGGTCGCCGCCGCCATCACCACGTCCTTGTGGGTTACACCCGCCGGCAGCGTCGCATTCACCGCCGCATTATTCACCGCCACGTCGAGTTCGTTGGCGTGGATCGTCAGCATGGTCTCGGTCGGGCTCTGCTTGCCGTGCTCGAACCACGCGATGGTGCCCTTGAAGATGATGCCATACGGGTCATTCTGATAGCCCGCTTCCAGGGTCACCTGTTTGTACTGCTTGGCGATTTTCGCCATGTCATCCAGGCCCAGATTGTAGACCCGGATCACCGCGGTGGTCGGGCTCTGGTAGGTGCCCTTCTCCACCGTGAAGGTGATGTGCAGGAGCGACAGGTCCATGGTCTGCCCGCTCTTGGTGGTGGTGGACGGATCGCGCTTGGCGGTGACCGTCACCTCCGGCAGCACCGTTGCTGCGCGCTGCGACGGCGTGGCTCCAGGTGTTTTCGGACTGCTTCCCGTAGTGACCGGCACTTGAGTGTCAGGACTACTAATCGTCAGCTTCCACTTGCGCAGCCAGTAGCGCTGGCCGGATTTCGCATTCGGGTCGGCATAGGCTTGCTGATAGCTGGGCGATGGGTCCGATGCCGCGGACGGCGTGATGTCGGGCGTGGCGGTGTTGGCTTCCCCGGGAAGCTGCGCTGGCGGTGCCGACGGCACTACCGGAATAGTCGGATCGCCAGATGGTGCCATCACGGTCATTGCCGGGTCTCCCGCTCCATCATCGAGCGATAGCGCCGCTCATTTTCCTGCTGCACGTCAAGCGCGTCGTTCGCCAAGGTGACGGCCTCCAGGTCCAGTGAGCCGTCGAGCAGGCTTTCCATCCGATACACCCCAGCAAGTGCTGGGCGCATCAGGTAGAATTCCCCGTCCGCAAGGGTCACTGCACGGAAGCCGGGATCGCCTGATGCGACGGCTCCGTATCCGCCCCGTTCGGACTCGGCCCGGGCATTATACTGAAAAAACCCGAGAGATTGTCCCGCAAGACCTCCCCGGCAATGTTGAACATCTCGGCCACGTCGATGTCCTCAAACATCATCCGGCCGAGCCGGGAATTCCACACGTCCGCCCACACCGACTGCCCCGAGCCGTTGCCGCCTTGCAGGCGCTGTGACACCTCCATGCAGCGGTCCAGCACATAGTCGCAGTCTTGGTCCGGTATCTTGGCGAGCGCGCTGGTGAAGGCTCCCAGCGCCTCCTCGAATACCTTGTTGGCCTCCGCGTCGCCCATCGTGCCCGGCGTCAGATTGGCAATCGCCGGGCCGAGTTGCAGTAGCTGATTGAACAGCGGCCCGAGCCGGCGCGCCACGTGGAATTGCTGCCGCGCGTTCATCTTCCGCGCGCGATAGCGGTGCTCCCCGACGTTGAATTCCAACATGGCTATTGCACCACGTTGGCAACGCCCGACGTGCCGTCACCCAGGACGCCGGTGATGACGCCGCAATGAAACGCCCATTCCTGCATTCCGCCGTCTTTGGCGTAGGTGACATTCGGCCAGCGCTGGAAGGCGACCTGCGAGCAACTGATCTGATCGCCGCGCGCGGGATCGCTCACCACGATGGTGTTCTGGCCCCACAACGCCGACGACACGCGTTGCAGGTCATACATCACCGCAAGCTGCTGATTGGTGGGCGAGGTCTTCAAGAAGCGGATGGTGACCGTGCCGCCATTGCCGGCGTGGAGGGAGTGCATCACGCTCCCATCCGCGCCGATGGTCATTGTGTTCTTATCCTCGGTCATTGCGATGCTGATGCCTTCTTCAGCATTGCCAGAACCATAGCCCAACGAAAAGGACCCACCGGGTCCCGTGATCGTTGCTGCCACATCAATGAAGGAATATACAGCCAAGGAAGCCTCCTTGTTGTTGGAGATTAGGTATGCGGACGATCAGTCGTGCAGCCGCGCAACAGCGCGGGCTGAAGCGCTACTTCACCGGAAGACCGTGCATTCACGGCCATATTTCCGAGCGTTGGGTCAGCACAAAAGGCTGCCGGCAATGCGTGCTCGAATGGACCCAAGACTGGCAGGAGAAAAATCCGGATGAAGTCGCCGCCAAGAATGCTAGATTTCGCGACACACATCCGGAATATGCCGGCGAGTGGCGGCGGGCCAATGTCGAGAAAGCCAACCTCTATCGGCGACGCTGGCGGGCGCGACGAAATGGCTGGCCTTTGGAGCCGTTGCCTACGGAGTGACGCAGAACATCTGCGCGGTGCCGTCCCGCTGCACCCGCAGGATGATCCGTTTCGGCGGTGGGCATCGCGGCTGCGCCGCCCGGACACAGGTCCAACAGATCGGCCAGTTTGGATCGACCCACTTGAGCGCAGCGGTCAGCACGATCGTCGCCGCGACCACCAGCACCACGGTCAGCGGGCGACGGCGCACTTAGCGATTAACGTTGACGATGACGTTGGCCTTGTGCACCGCACCCGCGAGCTTGATCGCGGCTTGGATGGTCGGTGCGATCCGTTGCTCGCGGATTGCCTGCGGCTGGCTCTCCACCAGCGGAGCCCAGACATAGAAGCCGTCCGGTAGTATCTGCCCCTGCTTCAACTGGCCGAAACCGGGCGCATTCCACTGCCCCGGTGCGATCAGCCCATTCACCACGCCCTGATTGAGTGACGCGGTGACCGTGGTCACCAGGATGTGGATGCCTGGATTTGTTTGGGGAATTTTCGTCGGTGACTGATACAGCACGTTGAACAGATCGGTCTGTATCCTGTTGGCTTGCCAGTCCGTCCCGTGCACCTCATCGAAGAAAAATCCGTTGCACATCACCCCTTCCTGGATGATCGCAGCGTCATTGCTGTAGTAGACAAACACGTTGCAGTTCTTGCCCTTGAGTGCCGCCGCCTGACTCTCGGTCAACTGCTCGCCCTGGACGCCCGGCTCCTGTTTGAACTTCAAGGTGATGGTGGTGTTGTTGGCCTCGAAGTCCACGGTGAACGCCCTGGCCACAAGGCTCGCGCTGGCATACGGCGAACTGCTGCTGTACTGCCCGTAGGTGCGCTCCAGGGTGTAGGATTTCAGCGTCGCCGCGAGGTCGGTGGTGCTGGTCGGATCGAGCGCCGCAGTGTCCATCGTGGTGTAGCCAAAGATGCTGGACGGCGAGCACCCCTCGATGAACTGCGCCACCGCCACGTAGTCATCGATCGAGATGTCGGTGGTGACCGCAAATTGCATCCCATACCATTCCGGATGCGCGCGCAGCGCCGCCGCCGCTTGCAGCGGGCTCTCCGCACTCACCCCGTTCACCGGTGGAGTGGCCCCGCCCGCCTGCGACAGGCCGGTCATCAGCGAGATGTCCTGCCCGGTGCCCGCCGATGACGCGTAGCTCAGCGTCGAGTTGGGCCCGGCCGAGAGGCTGGAAATATGGAAGCGAGTGCCGTCCCATTCCACCGATGCGCCGGGCAGCGCCGCCTGGATGATGCTGGCTGCGCCGTTCAAGTTGGTGATCGCGGCGAAGTTCATCCCGGTGCTGCCCGCAACTGGCGCAGTCGCCCCGGTCGCCGAGGTGAGTTGCAGTGGAGCCGACAGGTCGGTGCCAGCCCCAGCGGAGGTGACCGTGATCGTCGCACCGTTCGCCACGCCGCTGCCGGTGGTCGCATTCGAGATCGTGATATTGAGCCCGGCAATTGTGTTGATCACCGTGCCGGCCGGAATGCCTGTGCCGGAAATCGCCATCCCGTTTGCCATGCCGGTAGCCGACGCGACCGGGATCACTGTGTCCCCAGCGACAACCGCGGCGGTGGTGGTGGTGGTGATCACGGTGCCCGGAGGGGTCGCATAGGTGATCGTGGAAGCGGCCCCCGTGGTCGCCGAGGTCAGGATGAAACGGCCGATCACCCCATCCCAAGTGCAGCCACCCCAGCCCGCCATCGCCACGTTGATCAGCGCCGCGCAGTCGGCGAGCGACTGCGTCGCCGCGAAGTCGATCCCGGCCGCGGCACCCGCCACCGGCGCACCCGCCCCGGAGGCCGAAGTCATCAGGAGGATGGTCGAAATGTCGGTGCCGGCGAGCGGCGCGGAGGCGTAGGTGACCGTCGAGGCAACGCCCGAGGTCGCCGAACTGATGATAAAGGTGCCATTGGTGGCGTCCCACTTGCAGTCGCCCCAGGAGCCAAGCTCGCCGTCGATCAGCGCCGCGCACGACACCAGATTGACCGCGGTGGTGAAGTCGATCGGGCCTACCTGCCGCAACGTGCCATCGATGGTCATGGCAAAGCCGCCGTCGGTGATCGCCTGCAAGCTGGTCAGCAGAGCCCCCTGATCGGCCGAAGCGGTAGCCCCGCCGACGATCACCCCGGCCGTGCGATTGATCTGCCGCGCCGTGCCATCGATCGTTATGCCGAAGGCACCATCAAGGATCGCTTGCAGCGTGGTGAGCAGCGGGGCCTGATTGCCGGCCGAGAACACCCCGCCGTTCAGGTAGGCCGCCACCGCCGAAGCGGTGCGGACCGTGCCGTCCACCGTGATCCGCATCGAGCCGTTGGTGATCTGCTGCATCTGGCGGATCAGCGCCGCGGAGCCAGCGGTGCTGAATATCCTGCCGTGCAGCACCGCGCTGGAGGCGGTCTGCGCGAACCGGCCGATGTAGCAGATGCTGGGCTGCGGGCTCTGCGAGAAAAACAAATCAGCCGCCAGATATTCCGGCGCGGCGGTGCCGAAATCCGACACCACCTGATCCAGCGTGGTATATTCCCGCAGCCGCTCCTTGACATCGATCACCGCCGACGGACCGGCGAATAGCTGCGCGCCGAAATTGCGCAGTGGCACCGCCAGCGGGCTCATGTTGATGGTGACGTTAACTACATCGCTTACACTCAATCCTGGCACGGCTTTTCTCCTTGGTGTTAGACTACGGGATGCGCGCGAAGCCATTGCCCGAAGCGGACTATCTGCGACGGAGTTTTGCCTATGAGCCGGAAACCGGCTTACTGCGTTGGCGTTGTGGACAATTCGCCGGAAAGGTAGCGGGCTGCCCGGCCGAGAAAGTTGGCGTCTTAGTCCGCCTTGACCGTGTCCTTTACAAAGCGTCGCGGATCATCTGGAAAATCGCGACAGGCCGTGATCCGACCGGCTTAATTGACCATCACGATGGTGATCATTTTAACAACCGCTGGACCAATCTGCGCGAAGCCACTAAGGCCCAGAACAGTCAGAACAGCCGACGCCGCCGTAATCATGACCTTCCGAAAGGTGTTCAACGGTGTCGGGATAAATTCCAGACTGCGATCTACCTAAACAGGAAACGCAAATTCATAGGTGTATTCGATACAGTCGCTGAGGCACGCGCCGCCTATATCCAGGCCGCTCAACGGCATTTCGGGGAGTTCTTCCGTGCTGGTTAGGGTGAGGGGACGTGACGACAGCTTCGTTGCCGGGCTCGTCTACAACGAGGTGACCGACCGCTGCGTCGAGGCGGCACCGATCCTGCACTGGTGCGTCGGGCTGACTGGCGACGAACTGCGCGCCGAATTCACAAGACTTGGCTACCGTGCCGTGGTAGTTCCGGTGCCGGGGCAAAACAAAGCCAAGCCTTAGATGGGCAGCGAAATCATCCTACTCGGAATTATCGGGCTGTTTCTGGTGATCTTGGTGGCGTCGGCCACCTAGGGCTCCCAGATGATCGTGCCTTCGTCCACCTGGATGACCCGCGTGACGCCCTCGCTGCCATCGGCGTTGTCGCCACCATCCACGCCAACATTCGCTGCGGCGATGTCGAAGATCGGATACACCCGATCGATCTGCTGACGAAGCTCCATCCGCAAGTCGAACCGGTCGATGAATTGCTGATTGATGATTTCGGCCGCGCGCACGAGGTCATGCACCGAGTACATCTTCAGCCCGAGCGCCGACAGCGGCTCCCAGTTTTGCCCGACATAGAAGGCGTCCCGGAAGCGCGCCGCGCAGTCGTCCGCCTCCGGCCCGTAGAAGCTCACCATCACGGTAAGCGTGGACCACCGCGTCATCCGATCGACACCGGGATTGGGCTGCCCTGGCAGCGTCGTGGTGGGGTCGTGGATGATGTAGGGGTATTCGTCCACTTCGGTCATCGTCACCCCCACAGCGGCCCAGGTGGTGTCCGCGCTGGGCTGTGTGGGTGGCACCGGCTGCCAGCGTGGCCTCACCAGTGTCCCCGGCAGATCGGCAAGCTGCGCCACCATCTGCTGAAGCGCCGCGGTGATCTGCGTACCGGTAGGCGGGACCGGCGGGCGGTCGATGATGTAGCCGCCGGTAGCAGAGGTGTTGGTCTCGCTCATTTATTGCGTGCCGCCGCCATCTGGTGCGCCCTGATCCAATGGATCAGTTCTTCTAGCTTCATCCTCGCGTGCATGAGCGGCAGGCTGTCCGGATCGCCCGGCTGCGCCATGATGAAGGCGGTCACGTACGCACGAAGCTCATCGAGCGGATCGAAGGTGGTAGACGGCGGAGTTGCCCCCGCCGCCTGTGCCTGTTCGGCTACTGTGATGTGTTCTTCGGGCATTAGCGCCGTGGCTGCGCGGTCGGTGGCAACTCCTGGTCCGGCCGTGCCGGAGCCGGCGGCAGCGGATGACTAGGGTGCCCCGGAGACGGCACCGGCTGATGGCTCGGGTAGCCGGGCACTGTGGACGGCGGGATGATCGGTCCACCGCCGACCTCCAGCGTGGTGTCGATCACTGTCCAGCGATAGCCGACACCCACTATCCAGCAAAATACCAAGAGCTTTCCGGTCACTGCCGGCGGCAGTGGCGGCCATACGACTCCAGGAGGCAGCGCGATCGGATGCTCTGGCGTACCACCCGCGGGTGGCAATCCCTGACCGGGTGCGGGCGGCACCGGCACCGGCCCGGTGCTGGGATGGCCCGGTAGGCTGTAGATCGGATGGCTGGGATAGACCGGCTGCGGCGGCGGCCAGACGCCGGGCGGACGTGGCGGCTGCGGCCAGACATTCGGCGGCACCGGCAGATCGTAGCCGGGATCGACCGGGTAATTGACGATCGGTCCGCCACCGACATGCGCTGGCGGCACCGCAGGACCACCGCCGACATGCACCGGCGGCAGCGGAATTCCGTAGGAAGGATCGGTCGGCCCCTCGATGCCCCAGGGTGGCGTGGTGCCACCGGGGGCAATTGGGTGCGCCGGTCCGCCCGGCTCCGGCGTGATGATGACGGCTGGCATGGCTGGCATAGGGAGTTCTCCTTGGTGATGAAGTTAAGCTGTGTATTCCGTCGGAGCCGTTGCGTCCTGCGGCACCGGGCTGATGGACATGATCTCCATCACCCCCTCGTAGTGACCGAAGCCGGTGGCGAAGTTGCCAAACCGGCCGATCGTGATCACCCGGTGCTGGCGGCCATTCCAGACCACGACATCGGCCCCGTTGGTATCGGTCGCGGTGAGCAGCGGAAAGGTGGTGATGATGTCGTAAGCGCCTTCGGTGCGGGACAGGTCGGGCAGCATTTCCAGCCGGTCGGTGTTGGACTGGATCGAGGCGAGGATGTCGATCGACTGCACCTCATAGACCGCAATCCCGTCATCGCCTACCGTCTGCACCTGCCGCAGCACGGTGACCGGGTCCACGAAGTCCGGGTCCAGAAGCAACTCGGAGACGCCAATGAGTGCCACCCTGCCCTCCGATGTGTTTGCCTATGAGCGGCCGTTGAAGGAGCCGGGCGAGGACGGCTTGCCATGGGGCTACTTCACCGAAGCCGGCACCTGGGTGCGGCTACCAAAGACTCCCATGCTCCTCGCTGGGCTAGGGCCACCGCCGTTTAAGGTCAAGCTGCCCTCCGGCGAGTTCCGCGAGATCGTGCACCAGCCCAGCCTGCTATAGCCCCGCCAAGGCCCCTAGGAAGCCCGTACAGGGCGTCCAGCCGCCGGGCGCTAGGATGATGCCCCTGGAGCCTCAGCCCCGCTGGCCGACGCTCTGCAAGCGCGCCATCGATGCCCTGATTTGAGTCTGGATCGCCGCCGGCAGCGGTGGCCCGCCCACCACCTTCGCATTGCTGCGCAGCACGTAGGTGATCGAGGCGCGAAGCTGGCCGGTGTCGATCAGCGGATGGATGTTGCCGGCTTCCGCCCAGGAAGTGACCCGCACCCCGCGCTGGGCCAGCTTGCGCAGTTGCCGCCGGCCCGCCTGGGTGCGCCGCAGCCGGGCCCGGATGGTCGCCGGCTGCAAGGGGGTGAATGGGGGATTTGGGTCGGTGATCTCCTCCACCACCGAGTTGCGGGCGATCATGCCGACCTGTTTCAGCGCTTGCAGCGGATTAGCCTGCTTGCCGGTCACCACGTCGAGGCCGGCTTGCTTGAGCAGCTTGGTGATCCGCACCCTCACCTTCTGAATGCCAGGGATCAGGAACGGCCGCGGCGGGATATTCCTGGCCGGGCTGCCGAACTCGTGCACGTAGGCGAGCAGCGCATTGCCGGCCGGACCGCTGTCGCGCGAGGAATTGCTCTGCGGCACCCCCACCAGCACGTCGCACTCGGTGAGCTTGCTCACTCGGCGCAACAGGTCGGCCACCTTGTCCACGGTCTTCTTGACTTCCACATCGGCCATGTCAGGGCTCCTTCACGTCCGCCACGTTGCCCTCCGCGCACCACGCCAGATATTCCTGATAGTCCTTGTTGCCGGGATCGAACGGGATGTATTCGCCGGTCGCCACCCGCAGCACGATCTGCATCGCGTCGGGGAAGGTCTTGGGAAGGAGGAGATATTCGCTTGCCATGTCAGAGGTCCGCCGATGCTGTGTAACTAGCCGCAAGAGTTGTCGCTGCCGCAGCCGTAGCATTGGCGTTGGCGGTGAATGCGCCCCCGGCAATGAATGACGCCGTAAGGCTGGCGCAATTTCCGTAGGATATTCCACTGAATGCCACGGTCGGGTTCGCACGCATTGGCACAGCAAAGGGCACCGACCCGCCAAATTGGCCACCGGCTGCGCAATAACTATTGAACGCAAAAAAGTTGGCCTGGAAATAGCGTTGGCATTTGGCGAGGTCTTGCTGCGGGTCGATCTTCTCCGGGGCTGTCATCGTGGGGCCAAGCTCCAGCTTGACGTTCCAGATGTCCACCGTGCCGGACTGCACGCCAGTGGTGCCATACATCCCGTCGTAATTGCTACTGGAGGAATTCTGGAGCGTCAGCAGGCCGTAGGTGGGAGAATTCCCCGCCATCGACGGCATATGGAACGTCACCGAGTAGCGCGCCCAGGTCGTGGTCAAGGTCACCTGTCCGGAGTCGGATGACGGTATCCCCCCCATGCCACCGCCAGCCCCGAGGATTATTCCCGCGACGGTCGCTCTGGCCCAAAATGAGCATGTCACCTGCTTGTTGCTGACCCGGTAGCCGTCCTCGATCCGCTGCTGCGTGTAGACGGTGCTCGATGATGCGCCGCCGACGAACACATGGCGCAGCGCGTACTCCGCGCTC